CGAACGCTTGACTTGGTAAAAAGCGGATCGCCGCTTGCGAATTTTACAACGGTTCCTAAAACAGGCCGCATGTACGAGGTGAACATCAACGCGGACCCTGCGCGGTTTCTGGATTGGGATAATCCCGTTCCAATGGATAGCCCCTTGCGGGATCGCGTCGCGGAATTGGGAATGCAAGGTAGTGGCGCATTGAATGCCGCCGACAGAAATATGGCAAAGAATGCGTTTCTTGCGTCCCGAAACGAAAACATGACAGGCGGCGGGCTTTATAATTCGCTCACGCGGTCAATAGAAGCGAACCGGGACGCGCTAAAAACAAAGTTTGGCGAAAACGCGCTTTTTGCAAAGCCTACAGAACTCGCGCGCCGCGATTTGGCAGAGCGGGGCATCCCCGGCATCCGCTATCTCGACCAAGGCTCGCGCCGCGCGGGCGCCGGAACAAGCAACTACGTCGTGTTTGACGACAAGCTCATCGACATTCTTCGCAAGTATAAGCGGGGTGGAAAGGTAAACAAAACCGCCCCGACCGACACCCTCGCGCGCATCGAGGCGCTCCTCGCATGATGTACCTCGGCGACAAGGTGACGCTGCCTGACGGACGCTGCGGCACGGTGCTGGATAGCGAGATGGTGAAGCTGCTCGGCTACACAGTGCGCGAGTATTCGTTGCGTTTCGACGACGAGCCGCGCTACGCGACGTACATTCCCGATGCCATGCTCATCAACTATGCGAGGCTGCAATGACCCCACAACCCACTACCGAACTTATCCGCGACTTGATCGCGGCCAACTTCCCGATCCAGATCATTGGCGACGCCAAACATATTTCACAGTTTGGCATTCCGTATATCGCGTTCGTTCAAGGTGTCGCCGTCCCGCAGGGCAAGGGCATTGGCGAGTTCACCACGCCGATCTCGCGCGCCGACGTCAACATGGCGACGGTAGAGTGGATCAGTCAGCAGCCGCGTGACCACGACGTCGTCGTGTGGCGTGTAATGCCGGAAGAGATCATGCCGGAATATGGCAACGCGATCGTCCGTTGGCGCTTGCACACGATGAGCAGCGCGCAGCTCGTGGCGTATCTTGTGGGCAAGTCCACACTCAAGAAGCAGAAACAATCCGACGAGGTTTACCACATGGCGCTTTTGCCTGACACCGAGCGCGAGCGCCGCGAAGATGAATTGGGTATCCCCTCCCTCCGTCAATATGAGCCGAGAACATGACCCAGTATCGCCGCAAGCGCGCCACGATCGATGCCCTGCAGTGGACGAACCCGCCGCCGGAGGCATACCCCGGCTGGGTCGTGAGCCAGATCGAGCTGGTGCTGAACGACGGGCGTCTGCTGCTCAAGAACCGCGACGTTGTCGAGGCAGGTGATTGGATTGTGCTGGAGGATGGCTACCCCGTGCGCGTCATCGCGAACTCGTTGTTCCATGATTTCTATGAGGCCGTCACGTGAGCGACCCCTCAAACGAAGAGTTCATCGAGATCGAAGCCCCGCCTGACGACGTGCAAGACACGCCGGATGGCGGGGCGCTGGTCGTGCTGGGGGACGCCCCAGAGCGCGACGAGGGCTTCTACGCGAACCTAGCCGAGAGCATGCCGGAGGTCGAGCTATCGACGCTGGCGACGGATCTCATTCAGAAGATTGAGCGGGACGCCGAGGCGCGCAAGAAGCGCGTCGAGCAGTACGAGGAAGGCCTGCGTCGCACCGGCTTGGGCGACGACGCCCCCGGTGGCGCGCAGTTCAACGGCGCATCGAAGGCGGTGCATCCGATCATCACTGAGGCGTGCATCGACTTCAGTGCGCGCATCATGAAGGAGATGATGCCGTTCGACGGGCCGGTCAAAGACAAGATCCTCGGCGAAGCGACCGACGACAAGGTCCAGAAGGCCAAACGCAAGTCGCGCTTTATGAACTGGCAGATCACCGAGCAGATGCCGGAGTTCCGCTCCGAGTTTGAGCAGATGGAGACGCAAGTCCCGCTCGGCGGCTCGCAGTACTTTAGCATCTACTTCGACCGAGAGATGGGCCGTCCCGTCCCTGAGTTCGTGCCGATCGACGATGTGCTGCTGCCCTTCGCGGCAAGCGGTTTCTATTCGGCCCACCGCAAGACGCGCGTGCTGCACTTGACGCAGTTCGAGTTCGAGCGCCGCGTCGATGCGGGCATCTATCGCGATCTTGACCTGATCCCCGAAACGCAAGAGCCGGAGGCGACAGCCGCCGAGACGGCCAACCGCAAGATCGAGGGCAAAGAATCCACGCAGTACAACGAGGACGGCCTGCGCGACATCTACGAGTGCTACACGACCATCGCACTCGAGGAAGACGACAAGCCGTGTCCGTACCTGATCGTCATCGACAAGGCGACGATGCGACTGTTGGCGATCTATCGCAACTACCAAGAGGACGACGAGCATTGCCAACCCATCGACCACCTGTTCGAGTTCGACTTCATCCGCTGGCGCGGGTCTTACGGCATCGGCATTCCGCACATCGCGGGAGGCCTTGCGGGGGCCATCACGGGTGCCATGCGCGCACTCCTCGACAGCGCCTTGATCAACAACATGCCGACGCTGTTGAAGCTCAAGGGCGGCAGTCGCGGCGGCGAATCTCTGACGATGCAGCCGACCGAGGTGATCGAGGTTGACGGGCAACTCTCGCCCGACCAAGACATTCGCAAGACGATGATGCCGATCCCGTTCAACCCGCCGTCGCCGGTCCTGTTTCAATTGCTCGGCTTCCTGACGACAGCGGCCAAGGGTGTGGTCCGCACGAGCCTCGACAACGAGGCGATGGACACCAACCAGAACACGCCGGTCGGCACGCAGCTCAGTCGTGTCGAGCAAGGCCTCGTGGTCTTCAGTTCGATCTTCATGCGCCAGTACACGTCCATGAACCGCGTGCTAAAGCGCCTGCACGAGATCAATCGCGACTATCTGCCTGAGATGAACCTGCCCGAGCTTGGCGACGAGAAGTTCGTCGAGCCGAGCGACTTCCAAGGCGAGATCGACATTATCCCGGTCGCCAACCCGACCATCTACAGCGAGCAGCAGCGGCTCGCGCAGTTTACGGCACTCCAGCAGCGTGCGGCGCTCGTGCCGCAGCTCTACAAGCTCGACGAGATCGAGCGCGCGTTCGTGCAGGACGTCCTGCGGATGCCGAACGCCGAGAAATACCTAAACATCCCGCCCGAGCCGGAGCGCCGCACGGCAGCAGCCGAGAACGTCGCGATGATGGTCGGCAACGACAAAGTCGAAGTCTACCCCGACCAAGACGACATCGCGCACATCATGGCGCACATTCAGTTCTTCCAGTCGCCGATGCTTGGCGGCAACCCGCTCGTCGCGATGAAAGCGACGCCTGCACTGGTGCCGCACCTGTTCAAGCATCTGTCGGCGATCTACACGAAGGGCGTCAATCAGATGATCCCGGTCATCAAGGCGCAGATGCAGATGGCACACGCGACCAATCCCGCTGCGCCCCCGTTCAACATGACCGACGACCAGATCGAGGCGCTCGCCTCGGTGCGCGTCGAGCAGACGCTCGCCGCCAACGAAGTCGTCATGAAGGCGATGCCGATCTTGCAGCAGATGAGCCAGATGCTGCAGCAGAACATGCCGCAAGATCCGATGCGCCTTGAGATGCAGAAGGTCCAAGCGGACGCGCAGGCTAAGGCTCAGAAAGCGCAGGCTGACGCGGCTGCGGCGCAGAACGACCTCAAGATCGCGCAGATGGACGGCCAGATCACGATGCAGAAAGCCGCTGCCGACAACGCGATCAAGGAAAAACAACTGCTGCTTGACAAGATGGCAATGGACCTCGAGTCCCAGCGTCAGATGCGCGAGGAAATGCAGGAGCAGAAGAAGTCCGAGCGCGAGTGGCTCGAGGTTCAGATCAAGCTCTCGAACGAAGAGCGCGCCATGGGCCTCGAACAACAGAAGCTGCAATCCGACGAGCGCCAGCGTCTGTTCGAGCAGCAGATGGCAAACGCCGACATGCTGTTCCAGCAGCGCATCGAAGCCCTGCAGTCCGAACTCGCGTTCTCCAAGCAGCGGCTTGAGGAACTCGTCGCCGGTCAGCAGATGATGATCGACCAAGAGCGCACGGCCCAAGACCGCGAGCGTCTTGCGACCGACATCGCGAAGACTGTCGCCGAAACAGCAGCCAAACCGCGCCAGCGCACGGTCAAGTTCAAACGCGGAGAAGATGGGAACATCGAATCCGGCGAAATCCATGAAGGAGAAAGGTAATGCCCAAGTCCACAGCACTCTGCAACCAGTATCTCGGCCTTGTGTTCAATGCGACGAGCATGACGAGCCTCGCGCAGAACGCCGCAGCGCCGCTCACGAACCTGTATTTGTCGCTGCACTCGGCGACGCCGTGAACGGGCGGTTCTCAAAGCACCAACGAGATCAGCTACACCGGCTATGCGCGCCTCGCAGTGCTGCGAACGACGGGCGGCTGGGTGACGCCCTCGGCTGGCGCCACGAGCAACGCCGCACTGGCGCAGTTTGGCACCTGCTCCGGTGCGGGCGTCACGGCCACGCATGTCGGCATAGGGTCGGCCTCAACCGGCTCCGGCACGATGTACTACCAAGGCTCGCTCAACGGTGCAGGCCTCGCGATCGCGGACCTCATTCAGCCGCAATTCAATATCAGCGGTTTGACGGTCACTGAGGTCTGACGATGAGCAAGACGCATCACTGCCAAAAGTGCAAGCGCGCGGTCATCCTGACGGATGACGGCATCATCCGCGCGTGTCCGAATGGAGATGGTGCCGCGTGCCGCGAGCCGGTGGCGGCGATTATGACGGCGACGGCCTACGGGCTGGCGCGCATCGCTGAGATGTCGGACGCCGAGCGCGCGGAGAAACGGCTGTAATGGGTGGTTTCGTCACATGGGGCGCGCGGACGGACGCGCAGGCCTACAACGGCGCGGAGCAATACTCGACGTTCCGCAAGACGCCGTCGCAGGCAACCATTGCCAATGTCTGGGTAGATCTCTCGATTAACTCCGGCACCGGCAATCCCGTGCCGAACTACTACGCCTCGACGCCGCTGGTATCGGCGACTCTGCCGTTCAACGAGGGCCTCTATCACGGCGGTGCCGTGTCGCCGTACAAGAAATATTTGTCGCGCTTAACGATGTCGGTGCAGACGGCTACGCCACTGCCGATGACGGTCACGCTGTGCGACTATGTCCTTTACTACCCGTTTGTCGATATGGACAGCACCGACACGCAGACAATGGTGAACTCTGTCCCGTTGCCGCGCTACACGAATGGTGCGGGCCTGCAATTGATGATGATCAGCCACACGACGTATGCTGGCGGCCAGACGTTCGAGATCAACTACATCAATCAATCTGGCAATGCCGCCGTGACGCCAATCCAAGGCATCAACACTGCCGTAAACGCATATTCCTCGGTGCTAGGCAATACGGCGCTGTCGCGAGGCCCGTTTGTAGCTCTTCAGAGAGGCGACACGGGCATTCAGTCGATCACCAACATCACGTTCTTCGCAGGCGGCGGCGGTCTGTGCGCGCTCGTGCTAGTCAAGCCGCTGGCGACATTCGCGGTGCGCGGCATCGATGCCGTGACGGAACGCGATTTCTTTATCGAGACGCCGTCGATGCCGCAGATCGTAGATGGTGCCTACTTGAACTTTATCGCATGTCCCAACGGATCGGTCGCCGCTATCCCGATCTTCGGCGACGCAACCTTTGTGTGGGGGTAAGTCATGGGCTTTAGTTCAATGGACGACTTCATCAACGAAGTCACAACCAACGGCAAGTTCTGGCGCGCGGATTGGAACAAATCCACGCAGCCGACGACAGTCTACGCGGCTGGAAACTGGTATGACTGGTCGTTTGCGCCGGGAAACCCCGTCGCAGATCCCAACTTTTCCGGCGGCACAAACCTAACGTCGTCATCGCGTTCGGAAAGTTTCGGCGTCGGCATCTACAACGCTGGCAACGTCAGCTCCGACACTAAACACGTCATCAACGCCTCAGCTTATAACGCCTCGACGCTCGGCGTCCCCGGCGTGCTGATGCTGGTCGATCAACTGCTGTTCTATCCGATCACGACCGTCACGACGACGACGTCGCAACTTTTGACGACCAGCGTCACACTGCCACGCTACGCGGATGGCGTCGGCGTGCGCGCCTACATCGCGGCGGGATCGACAATGGGCGCTGGCGCAACGAACCTTGGTTTGAGCTACACCAACCAGTCTGGTGTAGCAGCACGCTCGCTGCCCTTCATTGTGTCGGCCCCGTCGTCGTCGGCAGGCGGCACGATCATCCACACTGGCAACGCCGCCAACCGCTACGGCCCGTTCTTGCCACTGCAGGCGGGCGATCGCGGCATTCGCTCCGTGCAGTCGATCACGATTCAAACGTCGATGGTGTCGGGCTTCTTGACGCTGGTGCTGTGCAAGCCGCTCTTCACGTTGCCGCTGACTACTGTCGGTGTCGCCGCCGAGCGCGACCTGCTCAACCAGCTCCCGTCGCTGCCGCAAATTCAAGACGGGGCCAATTTGCAGTGGCTCTACTTCGCAGGCTCGGCGACGCCGACATCTGCGCCGTTCTACGGCCACATCGACTTTGGGTGGGGTTGAGACATGGACACGCGCGCACTCCTTGAGTTGGTCAACAACACGCCACTGGCAAAGTTCGATCCGTATCGCTTTGCGACGCAGATCGCATCAGCACAGAAGGAAGAGTGCGCGCTGAAGCTGGAAGAGATGGGGCAGTACGATCTCGCCGCCCTTATTCGATCGATGGAATAGATGGCCCTGCTCGGCAACATGGATGTGTTCCAGAAAAACCCCGGCAGATCGCTGTCGGGGCAGTCGCTGTTCGGCAATCGTCCGCAATCGAACAAAGGCGGCTCGCAGCGAAACATCTACTCGGGCGACTACGACCTCGGTTTTGACCAGAAGAGCCAAATACCGCTCGGCTACAATCCGCCCTACTGTTACACGATCGCACTTCGCGGCGGCGGCATGGCGACGTTCCGCACGATCACGGGCAGTGGCGAGATTACGCTCGGCACGTTGGTCGGTGGTGTTAACATCACATCAACGCTAACCGGCAGCGGCGAGATCACCAACGCGGCAGGCTCGCTGATTGTCAGTGGCCTCGCAGATCTTGTCGGTACGGGCGCCATCACCGGATCGCTGATCGGCATCGCGACGGCGACGGCGACGCTGGCAGGCCAAGGCGACATTACGGCGGCGCTCGGCGCGCTCGGCAATTTGACATCGGCGATCATCGGCACCGGCACGATCACGACGTCGATCACAGCCACTGGCACCATGACTGCCGACATTGGCGGCGAGGGAGACGCCGTTACGCCTGCGAGCGTTGCCGCAGCGGTCTGGGAGGCCGTAGCGAGCGCCTACAATACGGCTGGCACGATGGGCAACAAGCTGAACAGTGCCGGGGCGGCGGGCGACCCGTGGGGGACGAGCCTGCCGGGGACGTACTCAAGCGGCACGGCGGGCTATATTCTGGGAACGCTTTCCGGGCCCACATATGCTCAAGCCCAATTAATCCTCAAAATCCTGCGGAACAAGACCGTCACGGACCCCGACACGGGCATCATGACGGTCTACGAGGACGACGGCGCCACGGTCCTCTATACAGGGGCCATCTTCAGCGACGTGGCAGGCACGCAGACCTACAGCGGCGGCGGCATCAATCGCCGGGACAGGCTCGCTTGATGCTTGTCACACGCGGCCTCGGACCAGACGGCTTAGTCGCAACGGCGGGCATGGGTGCCAAGCCCTCCGGTGCTGGCCCTGCGGTCGTCGTCCGCAACCAGTGGGTCCGACAGTGGGCCATCGAGCAAATCCTCGCTAATCAGGCCGAGGCCGACAAGCGCGAGCTTGAAGAAGCATTGCGGGCCAACCGCAAGAAGATGAAGCGGGCTCCGCTCATCGTCGTTTACCCCGACGACGAAGAACTCGGGCAGGAACAGGAGCCTGCTAAAAGGCAGCGCCGTCGAAAAGCCTCGCAGCCCGCGACGCGCGCTCCTCGCCATGATCAGTCGGCTGCCTCCCGGCAGGTCATGGCGGGTCTTTACGCCGAGCAGGCTGAAATCAAAGCCAAGCTCGCGCTTATCGAGCAGCAAGTTCAAGCCGCGTACCAGCAGGCCGTCGAGGTCTTGGAACTCGAGCCGGTGCGCGCGCCGTATCGCCCTTGGGCCTACCAAGAGATGGCTAAAAGCGAGCAGAAAATGCTCGAAATGTTCACAGCGCGAGTGGCCGATCAGAAGCGGCGGCGCAAACAAGAGGATGAGGCGCTCGCCCTTATGCTCACCCTCGTAGCAGCGTAGGAGACGGAAAATGGCGAACGAAATGCCGCAGCACAAAAAGATGGCAATGGGCAAGATGGCGTCGTGCGTTGGCAAGGCGACCGTCAAGGACGGGGCCGACAAAACGAAAGTCAAGCCCAAAAAGTAGAAACCGATTTACATCAGCCCAAAAGGAGGCTATAAGTGGACAATTACATCAGTGCGCTTAATGCGCGCTTACGCGAGCTGGCAGATAGCTCGCTGCAGCACCCCCAAAAAGACCCCTTCGACCACGCCCTTACGGCTGGCAAGTATGCTGGCATTCAAGAGGCTATGGACATGTTCTACGAGGCGCACGCGCCCAAGGCTGCTTCGCCGCAGCCGCGATCGGCGGTGTACTCATGAGCAAGGGATCAGCCGGGTCGCTGTCGTTTCACAACATTCAGTTTGGCTTCGACAGCCTTGAAGACGCCTTCCCCACCTTGACCGAAGAAGACATCAATTTTGAGTGCTTCGGTTCGTTGGTGCTGGTGCAGATTCGTCAGTCTAAGCGGCGCACGAAGGGCGGCATTGAGCTGCCGGATGCCATCCGCGAGGCCGACAAATCGAACGTGCAGGTTGCCAAAGTTCTTGGTATCGGGCCGATGGCCTTCAAGAACCGAAACACTGGCGCACCGTGGCCTGAAGGTGCGTGGGCAAAAGTCGGCGAGTTTATTCGTGTTCCGAAACACACGAACGATCGCTGGGAGATCACGGTCAAGGGCGTCGCGGAGCCGGTCATGCTCTGTCAGTTCAACGACCTAGAACTCAAGGGCCGCGTGAAGAATCCGCTCATCGTCAAATCATTCGTCTGACCGAAAGGAGACGATTATGTCCACCGAGAAAAAAGACGAACCCGAGATCGAGATCGTCGAATCCGCGACTGTTCCTGTGGCAGAGGAAAAGCCGGAGCCGGACGATACAGAAGACGGAAGGCTCTCCGCCGAGGCAAAGGCGGAAGAGGACGACGAGAAGCCGGACGCGGACCCTCTGCGCGAGAAACTTCGCCAAGAGCGCCGCCTGCGCCGCAAGGTGACCAAGGAGCTTCAGAAGGAGCTTCGCGACAAGGAACGGAACGAACTTGAAGACCTCCGCCGCCAGAACCGCGAACTCGGCGCGCAGGTTAGCAAGATCCAGCAGACGCAGAACGGCACGCTTGAGCAGAACCTCAAAGAGCGCATTCGGCAGGCCATCGCGGTTCACAACCGCGCCGACGAGGAACTGGGTCTGGCGATCGAGGCGGGTGACGGCAAGCGCGCACGCGAGGCTCTGCAGGCGCGCGACGAGGCCCGCGAGGCGGCGCAGGCGATGGATGTGCAGCTTCGCAAGATGGCTGCACCGCCCCGCCAGACCGGCCCCGACCCCGCCGAGGCGCGGCTGGTGCAGGAGTGGGTGAAGAAGAACACTTGGTACGACCCGAACGGCGGCAACGAAGAGAGCCGCATCGCGCGTACCATCAACGACACGCTGATCAACGAAGGCTACCGGCCTAATACGCCAGCCTTCTGGGAACAGCTCGACCAGCGGGTGAGCAAATACGTTCGCCCTGCTGTGACGAAGAAGCCAAAGGCTCGCGACGAAGCGGAGGACATCGAAGTGGAAGATGCTCCCGCACCTCGTCGCGGTGGCCCTCCGGTTGGAGGCTCAGGGCGCGAGAGCAGCCCCTCCGCCGGTAAACTTGTCGTGCATGTCACGCCTGAGCGCAAACGCGCTCTTCAAGAGGCTGGCGTGTGGGACGACCCGGCAGCGCGTGCGAAGTACCTGCGCCGCTACGCCGAGTTCGACCGTAACCAAGCCGCACGCTGACCCCACAGGAGCATGCTATGTCCGACGACCGCCTCAAAAAGTCCGCTCAACCTGAACCTCAGAATGCCGATCGCAGTTCGCGCGCGATGCAAGATCGCGCCGTGACGGAACGCCGAGAAATCTCGGACGATGAACGGCTGGAGATGCTCAAGATCGGGACGGCACAGATCAAGTTGCCTAACCTTCCTACCATCAGTGGCTACCACACTTGCTGGCTCTCGACGAACAACCCCTCCGATACGATCGCATGGCGTCAACAGATGGGATACGAGCTGCTTACACCGGCTGACGTTCCCGGTTGGGTCCACGGCAATTGCGCCTCCGATCAGTATTCGAGCTTCGTCGGCGTTAACGAGATGCTGGGTGCCAAAATTCGGGTCGATCTCTACAACCGCATTATGCAGTACATGCACCACGACGAACCGCACGCGATGGAATCCGGCATTCGCAGCCAGATCGAATCCGTGCAGTCGGAGGCAGCTACGGCAGGTGGGCGAGTCGATATCGAAGATGGGATAAAGGATTTGGGCAAGAGCCAGCAAGCCCCGACGTCATGGTGACGTCGGACCCTCAATCCAACCCCAAGGAGTAGGCATCATGCCCGCTACCCTGAATGCTTTCGGCCTTGAGCCGATTGCGCATCCTTCGGGCCTCGTTCGCCCTCAGGTTTTTGTCGATGGGATCGTTTCGACGTTCTCGTCCGACATCTTCCAGAACCAGCCGGTCCTGCTCACGGCCGCTGGCACGATCCAGCCTGTGACGACCACATCGTCGGACTTTCTTGGCGCATTCGCTGGCGTCAAGTATACGCCGACGAACAACGGTCGTCCTGTGATCCAGAACTCGTGGCCGTCAGGTGCGGCGTACACGGCTGGCACGTTGGAAGTCTCGGTCTACACCGATCCGCTCATCGTCTATCGCATCCAGTCTTCGGGTTCGATCGCGGCGACGGCCATTGGCGATCAGGGCTACTTCAACAACACCGGCTCGGGCAACACCAGCCTCGGCATCTCGCAGGCGACCATCAACTCCACGCTCGCGGGCGTCGGCGTTCAGGGTCAGATGCGGATCGTCGCTCTCGATCCGACTCCGGATAATGCGTGGGGTGACGCTTTCACCACCGTTCAGGTCCAGATCGCGCGTCATCAGTACGTCGCGGTCAAGACCGCCATCTAAGGGAGGACCTGAACCATGGCAACTCCAATGCGTTCTACAGACTTCCGCTCCATCGTCGAGCCGATCCTCTCGGAAGAGTTCGACGGCGTCTACGACCAGCGAGCGGACGAGTACAAGCCGATCTTCAAAAAGAGCCAAGGCACGCCTCGCCAGTACCACGAGGAGCCGGTTCTCTACGGCATGGGCCAAGCGCCCGAACTGCCGGAAGGTCAGCCGGTCAACTACCGCAGCGGCGGCGTCCTCTTCATCAAGCGTTATAACTACAAGGTCTACGGCCTTGCGTTTGCGCTGACGAAGGTTCTCGTCGAAGACGGCGACCACATCCGCATCGGCCAGACGATGTCGCGCCACCTCGCGCAGTCGATGATCGAGACGGAAGAAACTGTCGCAGCCAACGTGCTGAACCGCGCGTTCAACACGGCCTTCGTCGGCGGCGACAACGTGACGCTCTCGAACGTCGCCCACCCGATCTACGGCGGCACCTTCAGCAACATCCTCGGCACGGCGGCTGCTCTCTCGCAGACGTCGCTCGAGCAGATGCTGATCCAAGTCCGCAACGCGGTGGACAACAACGGTCGTCGTATCCGCCTCACGCCGAAGCAGCTCATCGTTGCTCCGTCGAACATGTTCACGGCGGAAGTGCTGCTCAAGTCCGTCCTTCGCACCGGCACGGCCAACAACGACATCAACCCGATCGTCTCGGCAAAGTTGCTGAGCGGTGGGGCGCAGGTCGTCAGCCGTCTGACCTCCAACATCGCTTGGTGGATCCAGACGGACGCGCCGGAAGGTCTGAAGTATCTCAATCGCCGTAACTTGGAGAAATCCATGGAAGGCGACTTCGAGACGGACTCGGTTCGCTACAAGGCGACCCAGCGTTACGACATCTCGTGGACCGACCCGCGTGCCGTCTTCGGCACGGCTGGTGCGTGATCTTCTCCCCAACTCGGGGGCCGGTAGCCCCGGCCCCCAATCTTTTGAAAGGAGAGCATCATGACAACCCACTTCAGTGACGGCATCGCCGTTGGGACGGCAGGCTACGCGCCGAACCCGAACAACCCCGGCCTGCTTGGCCGTGGGTCTTCGTTCGCGACGGCTGGTCCGGGAGTTGCGGTTCAGCCGCCTGTCGTCTACCGGCTTGCGGCTCTGCCTGCAGCAAGTTCGACAAACCTCGCAGCAGCGACCACATACTCGGGTGCTGCTGCGTTCCCGGTGAGCATCGTTGCAGGTACGGGCGTCACGCAGACGACGCTGTTTGGCAACACGGTCTACGACATCGTCGGTCAAGCCGGTGAGCGCAGCCTTCGTGCTGTTGCAGCCGGTGGTGCTGGCGGTGCCGGTGCCAACACGGTCGTCTTCTCGGGCTTCGACATGTACGAAGTCCCGGTCACTGGCTCCTTCGCGGGCGCCACCTCCGGCAACACGGTCGAATCGAACAAGACGCTGCGCTACCTGTCCTCGATCACGGTCACGGGCAGCGCAACCGGCTCGGGCGTCTCGTTTGGTGTTGGCGACAAGATCGGCTTCCCTGTCCGCGTGAACAACGCATCCGACTTCATGGTTACGATGTCGGGTACGGTTGTGACCGCGAACAACACCGGCTTTGTTGCTGCCGATGCGACGGTTCCGGCGACGGCGTCTACGAACAACGTGCGTGGTTCGTACACGCTGCAGACGGCGACGAACGCTGCCAACGTGGCGACGTTCTGGATCAACGTCGTCGATACGGCTACGACCAGCGGCGCTTACGGCGTCGTGCAAGCGTAACGGACGGGGGCCAAAAGCCCCCGTCTTTCCTTTAGGAGATGCTAGATGCGTCCAATCTATCAGACGATTCTGACGCAGGGCGGATGTATCGGCAACGCTCCTGTCGTTATCGACAGTTATCAGAACCCGACCAACGTCTCGGTCCAAATTGACATTCGCGGCACGGCATCCGGCCACCTGCAAGTCAGCTACGACGACCCGTTCTTGACGTACTCGTCGAGCTACTCGAATGCAAACTGGGTCAATGCTTCTGGTGCGGTGACGGCTGCTGGTGCAATCACGATCATCAACTTCAACTCGACGCATTTTCGCGCGCTTCGCTGGACGCCGCACTTGACGACCAGCGGTGCCGTCTACCTGACCATCATTCAGGTCGGGCAATTCGGTTGAGGAGCCAAACAATGAAAGACTATCGCGACATGAAGCCCATGAAGCAAGCCGGACATGTGTTTATGGCCGACGGCGGCTTCACCGGCTCGGCGGGCGTGCAATCCGTCAAAACGTACACGCGCAAGCCCAAGACCAGCAAGCCCAGCAAACCCGACTTCGTGCGCCGCGCGACGACTCCCGGTGGCCTCGCCAATGGCGGCATGGCTCCGAAGGCCTCGTCCGAGGTCACGCTCGCCGCTGGCTCCTACGCCAAGGGTGGCAAGGCCGACATGGCACAGGACAAGGCGACGGTCAAGAAGGCCGTCCACAAGCACGAGAAGGTGATGCACCCCGGCAAGCCGCTCACGCCTATGAAGCGCGGCGGCTTGAGTACCTACAGCCGCAAGCCGATGGTCGGGTGCTAGGTTGGCCGTCTCGGATTCCATCTCCGGCGTGGTCTTCAGGACGGACCAGATCATCAACCACGCCTTCCGGCGTTGCAAGGTCCAGCCTGCGGTTATCGACGCCGAGATCCTCGAGGCGGCGCACGATAACCTGTACCTGTTGACGTCGGCCCTCGCCAATCAAGGCTACCCGCTTTGGTGCTTGGAGAAGGTAATCATCGGGCCGCTGCAGGGCCAAGCGACGCTAACGACGCCGCAGGGTACGGTGGACCTTGAGAATGCCAACCTGCGGACGGTGACGACCCCGACCGGCACGGCGGCATCCTCGGACGGCGGCACGGCGGCGAACGCCTTCGACCTCACACTGGCGAACGCCTGCACGCAGACGAGCGCCAATGGCAACATCTCGCTGGCCTACGCGACCCCGCAGCAGATCGTTAATGTCGGCATCATGTCGGCTGCGACACTGTCTTACGCGCTCGCGTTTGAGCGCAGTGCCGACAGCGGTGCTACTTGGACGACCGTGCTGACGGTCCCGGCGCAGAGCTACACGGCGGGCGTCTGGTACTACTTCGACATCGACGCGCAGCCGCTGACGACGACGGCCTTCCGCGTGCGCGAGACGGGCGGTGCCACACTCAACGTGACGCAGCTCGTGTTCGCGTCCGCGCCGACTGAGCAGCCGATCGCGCGCTTAAACAAAGACGACTACTTCAACCTCAACAACAAGACGTCGCAGGGTCGCCCGCTGCAGTATTGGCTGAACCGCGCAAGAACCGCGCCGATTTTGAACTTGTGGCCTGCGCCCGACCAGAGCTTCTACCAAGTCGTGCTGCTGCGTCATCGCCACATCATGGACCCCGGCGTCTACACGAACGAGATCGAAGTGCCGCAGCGTTGGTACGACGCCATCGTGTGGGGTCTTGCCTCGTCGATGGCGACGGAACTGCCGCAAGTCCCCGGCGAGATCATGGCCTACGTCGATCAACGGTACAGACGCGCACTGTTGGAAGCACAGACAGAAGAGCGAGATAATTCGCCCATCAAGTACGGGCCGAATATTTCGATCTACACAGCATGACCTTATTTCTTCCACCGAGAAATGGGGCTACAATGGCGATCGCGATTTGCGACCGCTGCCGCATGAAGCGTTACTATGACGACCTGACGACTGACCCAAACACGGTCACCCTGCGCGTTTGCAGGAACACTTGCGTAGACGAGTACGACCCGTATCGGCTTGCGGCGAGGCAGCCGGAGTCGATCAATTTGCAGTTCCCCCGCCCCGACGCGGACATCTCGACGACGTCAGGCAGTACGACGTCGAGCTACACTTGGTCCTACGTCGGCGGCTCAACATCCTAATGGAGAGGCAAAATCCATGTGGTTCCTGATCACCCATAAACGTCCCGACCGTTGCCTTGAGACGCTCAAGGCGTGCATTGCGACCGGCGTCACGACCCCCGGCATCGTCGTCGTCAATGGCGGCGACCAGCCTGCAGAATACGACGAGTGCCTCGCGTTCCTGCCCGAGGGCTGGTCAATGATCCGCCTGCCGTCCGACATGACGATGGGTGCCGCCGTGCGCTGGTGCTTCAAGGAGTTCCCCGGCCTGCCGTGGTACGGACAGCTCTGCGACGACAACGTGCCGGTTACTTCCGGCTGGGACAAGGCGCTCGTCGAGGCGGCGGGCGAAGACGGCATCGCCTCGTGCAATGACGGCTGGCAGGCACCGCACCGCATGCACAGCGCGACCGTCTGGGCAGGCCCGATGCTGGAAAAGCTCGGCTGGTGGTTCCCCGAGGGCTTCAACCACATGTACATCGACGACGTGTGGGAGACGCTGGGACGCACGACCGGCAAGTGGCGCTGCCTCATGGCGTACCTTGTGCGGCACGACCACCACGGCGTCACCGGCAAGGTCGATGCCAGCTACCAAGAATCCTTCAAGCACCTCGAGCCGGACAAGATCGCGTTCGAGAATTGGTTCAAGACGGACCTTGAGGCTTCGCTTGAGAAGCTCGGCGGTGCGCGCGCCAACAAGCTCAAGGAAATGGTGCTGTTCATCGCGACCCCGGCCTACGGCGGCAAGCTCGACGACATCTACCTGCACGGCATGGTCGATACCATCCCGCGCCTGCTCGGTGCGGGCATCGCGTTCCAGTACCGCACGATCCCGAACGAGAGCAGCATCGAGAAGGCCCGCAACATCATGTTGCAGGAATTCATCGATTCTCCGGCGACACACTTGCTGTTCATCGACGCCGACATGGGCTGGGCAGGCTCCGACGTCATAAAGCTACTCGGCCACAACAAGGACGTCGTGGCGGCGGTTGGCGTCCGCAAGACCGAAGGCCCGCCGACGTTCTGCGTCAACATCACTGAGATCAAACAGTGCATGGAGACGGGCCTGCTGGCCGTCAACGAGGTCGGCACCGGCATGATGCTTATCTCGCGTCGCTGCGTCGAGAAGATGCTGGAGGCGTATCCAAGCCTGCGCTGGCGCGACCGCGCAAGCGGCAAAACTTTCCCGCATCTGTTCCAATTCACCAATCAGCCGACAGGGCCAGACGGCGCACCTGAGCTTTGGTCGGAGGATTACACCTTCTGCCAACGCTGGCGCGCGCTGGGCGAAGATGTCTGGATTGACCAGATGATCATGCTTGGCCACCAAGGCCAGAAGACGTTCTACGGGCGCATGCACGATATGTTGATGGATCGCATGGCCGAAGCGCAGTACAGCCGCAAGCCGGAAGAGATTCCGCAGCAGAAGGCGGCTGAGTAGCGATGGGAACATACGCGACACTGTTGACCGACATTCCTGCGTTCTTGGAAAACGATTCGACGGAGCTTGCCAACAATCTCCCGACGATCATCACCAACGCGCAGGACACGATGCTCCGCGATTTAACGATCGCGGAGCTATTCGGCACGACGTCGGGTACGTTGACACAGAGCAGCATTTCAGTGTCGCGTCCGTCCGATATTTTAATGCTGCGCGGCATGACCATCTTGACGGCATCGGGTCTGGTGTCGCTCAACTATCGCGATCGCGGCTACCTTGAGCAATTCTGGCCGCAGCAGTCGCAGACGGCAGTCCCGATCTACTACGGTGTCTTGAACGAAAACACGTTCATGACAGCACCGACACCGAATGACGCGTACTTCTACACGATCCAATACAAGAAGCGGCTGGCGTATCTTAGCTCGACCAACAGCTCAAACTATCTGAGCGCCAATTGCTACGACACGCTGCTGGCAGCGTGTCTCTCCGACGGAGCAAGGTTTGTCATGGACGACAGGCAGGCAGGCCTGATTGCGGTCTACACGGCGCGATACAAAGAAGGCATCGCAGCGATCAATGCCCAGCAGGGCACGTACGCCAAAGATGGTTGAGGAGTAACCGATGCCTGATACCCCAACAACGTCCCTCCGTGCGCGCAAGCAGTCGCTTGCGTCGAACTCCAACGTCTGGGGCGACCCGTACCTCAACGCGAACCTCGACATCTTCGACGCAGCGACGACGCGCTTCGCCACGCTCACCTCGACTGGTGGCACCTACACGCTGACGAACACCGACTACGATAGCACGGCGGAAGCAATCGCAGCAGGCTTGTTGATCACCGGCACGCTCGGTACGGGCATGACGATCGTCGCCCCAGCGCGGCGCAAGATGACGGCCATCCGCAACACGACAACCGGCCAGACCGTTACGTGGGGCGTAACTGGCGGCGTGCAGGCGACCGTGCCGTCGCTCTCGCGCGCGTTTTACTACACCGATGGCACGGATGCGTTCCAGCTTACGCCGTCCTACACGGCGAGCGGGCGCATCACCAATCTCGTCGATCCGGCAGTCGCCAGCGATGCCGCCACCAAGAACTACGTTGACGGCATCGTTCCGGCTGCGAGCGGCTTCTTCAGCTACGCCTTCAGCACCGCGACCGGCGACAGCGACCCCGGTGCTGGCATCCTCAAGCTCGATACCTCAACGCAAAGTGCGGCCATCGCGATCTACGTCTCGACGACGGCGGGAAACGGCGGCAACAATGCCGCGTGGCTTGACAGTCTTGCACTCAGCACGCAGTCGAACAATCGCGGGCAGCTTGTCATCCGCGAGGCGGCAGCAGCAACCGATTGGGTCATCTACAACGTCACGAGCGTTTCCGGCACGGGTACATACCGCAAGCTGAACGTGGCGCTAAACTCAATTTCATTTGCCAATCCGCTGACGAATGCCGCTAACGTCATTCTGCTTTACTCTCGCACGGGCGATGCAGGGCCAATTGGGCTTACAGGTGCAACTGGCTCAACGGGAGCAACAGGTGCGACCGGCGCAACAGGTGGTATCACGGGCGGCTCGCTGCTCGGAGCCATCGAAGAGTTGCGCGGACCGGATGTTCTGTCGGCATCGTCTACCAATATTTGGACGACGAGCGGCAACTACATGTACGTCACAGGTTCGGGGACGATCCTGAACTTCGGCACCGCCCCGCAAGCGGGAGGCACGCGCACGCTGGTGTTTACCGGCGTCAATGTGCTGACGCAATCGGCAGGCTTGATGGTCTTGCCAAACAGCGGCGCGAACATTACAACCGCTGAAGGCGACCGCGCCATCGTGCGCGCAGACACGACCAGCCAAGCGACAGTCGTCGTCTACACCCGCGCGACAGGCGCGGCAGTCGGAACCTCCGCCTCTGCATCGACTTATCAAGACTTCCTCATTATGAACGCAGGAGTGATCTAATGGCTACCGCACCCCAATATGCTGCGACGCCGGGACGTACCAACGTCCAGACGTCCTCGTCAAACACAAACATCGACGGCACAGGTACGATCGTCACGGTAGTTGCCGGAACCGCAAACGGTCGCCGCATTCGTCGCGTTGCCGTAACCGGCGCTGTCGGAACCGGCCTCGCAAACTCCATTCGGTTTTACATCAGCACCGACAGCGGATCGACCAACCGCTTTTTGTGCGACGTCCTGCTCTCTGCATCGACCGTCAGCGCAACTGTCCTTGGGCAGTATTCCGAGGTGCCGGCACTTGCGGGCGTCGTCCTTCAATCTTCGGGGACACTCCTTCGCGTCTCTGGTGCAATTGCGCAAGCAACAAACATCGACTGCGAGTACGCAGACCTCTGATCTGAAAGACAGGTGCTGCTGTGAACAACGGAATTTTCGCCCCTCCGACAGGCGTGCCATATCCGATGCGGCTAAATCGCCGCACGTTCGTTTCGACTGGGACATTTACTGTCCCCGCCAATGTAGCGTGGGTCACAGCAACGGTTGTTGCTGGTGGTGGCGGCGGCACGGACGACGTATCTAACGGAGGCGCGGGGGGGACAAGTAGCTTCGGCTCATTCATTTCCTGCACCGGAGGCGCGGGCGGCGTGGCGGCATCGCCCCCCACGGCGGCGTCAAACGGGGTCGCGACATTCGCCAATTCTGTTGTCAACCCTCGCAGCAACAACGCCAACGCAACGCCGACAAACGCGGCGGGTGGAATTTTTATCTCTGGCATTAGCCCGGCGGGCGGAAGCGCTGGTGCTTCTCCTTTTTCTAGCGGGTTTGTCCTGTTGGCTGGCGCACCAGCTACGCGCGCTGGGCAAGGCGGCTTCGGCGCAGGTCTCGTTCCCGTCACGCCGGGGCAGTCTATTACTGTCACGATTGGCGCAGCAGGCTCAACCAACAACGGCAACCCCGGCTCCGGCGCTGTTCAAGTTGAGTGGATCGAATAGGAGGCACGCATGTTTGCACTGACACATCCCGACCATACCCGCGTGTTCCAAGTCGAAGCGCAACCGTTTGAAGTCACACCCCCGCTCGCATGGATCGAGTGTGCCGACGATGTGACGCCGCAGACGCACAAATACGAAGGCGGGCAGTTTGCGCTGTTGCCCCCCGTCGTGCCTCCCACGCCAAGCATCACTTCGCAAATCCTAGCCCTTGAAGCCACGATCACCGAGCGCCGCAAGCGCGAAGCAATCCTGACGCAAGAAGGCCGTGATTGGCTGACGGCTGTGGACGCGCAGATCGCGACGCTGCGGGGCCAGCTATGACTTACGCGCTTGCATCCCTCTACGTCGTCTGGTGCGGCTACGTCTGGACGCTGCGTGGCGGCGGGTTCGGTGCCATCGTCCGCAAGCTGTTCTTTGTCGAGCCGGGGACAACCGTCACCCGCATCGTTTGCGCGTTGTTGATGGCGGCACCGTTGGTTGTTTGGTTTGATCCTTCAATGATCGTGCTGTGGCCGTCGATCTACGTCGCCATGACGCTGGGTTACTTCGACGAGAGCATGGGTCTTGAGCAGCCGGGCCGAGATCACCTGTTCCTTGCGCTGTGGGGTTTAGTCGTCGCGTCAATCTCCATCGCGCCTCTCGCCGCCTTCAATTTCGAGGTGCTGTGGTTTGCGCCAATCGGCGCGCTCGCTGTCGCTGCATACGCGATCAACAAACCGTTCGGACGGCGCTTCGGCACAGACTGGACAGAGCGCGCGGAGCTCTGCACGGGGCTGCTGATGGGTCTTGCGCTGGTGGGTGCAGCATGGCGCTGACCGACGTCCCATACAAGCCGGGGGTCGTCAAAGACGACCCTGCCTACGCGGCGGAAGGCTACGCCACCGACACCCAGTGGATTCGCTGGGTGCGCGGCAAGGCGCAGTCGCTGGGCGGGTACACGGCTGCGGTGAACGACGGCAGTACGTTTAGCGGCATCGCGCGCGGGCTGTTCTCTTGGGCCGACACGGCGGGCAACATTTACGCGGCGATCGGCACCAGCACGAAGTTGCAGGTCTTCGCGGACGGCACGCTCTACAACATCACGCCGGAACGCTGCAATGGCGTGCTGACCGGCTCTGGCCCCATTGCAACTTCGACCGGCTCGGGCAACGTCACGATCACTTGCACGAACCACCAAGCGGCGACCGGCGACACGGTCGTCATTCGCGGTGACACGACGTTCAACAACGTGCGCCTGAGCGGTGGCAGTGGATCGTTCAGCAGCAATCCGTTCTATGTTCTGGCTGGCACCAACCGCGTTCTCTGCACACTCTCGAGCCATTCGATGAGCAGCGGCGATGAGATCGTAATCTCGGGAGCGACCGCCATCAACGGGGTGACGCTGTCGGGCATCTACATGACGTCTGTTACGGACGCGAGCAACTTCTACGTCTACCACAACGCGCGTCCAACTGCAACCGGCCAAGGTGGCGGTACGCCAACCTACAGCATTGGCAAGCCCTACGTCGTGACGGCGGTGCCGAGCGCGGACACGTTCCAAGTTCTGTCGCGCACCAACGCCAACGCGACCGGCAGCGGCGGCGGGTTCAACATCGCGTATCGCTTTGAACTTAAATCTGGTCTCAATAACTCGCAGGGTGCAGGCGGCGGCTTCGGCTCGGGCGACTACGGCTCAGGTCTGTTTGGCCTCAACAGCGTCGCGGCACCAGACACAATCAACACCCGTATCTGGGCATTGGACAACAACGGCTCGCAGCTCATCGCCACGCCGCTTGGCGGGGCCATCTACACTTGGACGCAAAACTGGTCGCAGCGCGCGGCACGCATGGATACCGGCCCGCAGCGCAATGCCTACACGGTCTTTACCAATGAACGCTTTATCATGGCGTGCGGCACGACGCAGCTTGGCGCGTTGACGTCGTTTAGCAATGCGGCACCTATTGCGACGACGAGCGGCTCGCCGATCGTTAACGTGACCGTGCCTGCCGACGGCTGGGTCGCGGGCGACGAGATCGCGATCCAAGGGCTAACAGCAGTCGGCGGCGTGAACGTCATCAACAACTATTATGTGACGGCGGCGCTTGGCCCAACGACGATCCAGATCGCGATGTCGGGACCAGCCAACGTCACTGGCTCGGGCGGCGGCTCGTCCGGCTTCTACCGGCGCAATACCTACGCGCCGATGCGCTTCCGCAACTCGGACGGCGGATTGAACGGCGACATCACGCAGTGGGTGCCGAGCGCCACCAATCTCGCGGGCGGCTTCACAGCGACCATCGGCTCGATCATGGTCGGCCTCAAAAAGTCGCGCTCGGGCATCTTCGGATGGTCCGACTATGCGATGTATTTTCTGCGCTACACCGGCCAGCAGGACAACCCGTACACCATCGACATGCTTGGGCAGGGCTGCGGCCTCGCGGGTCCGAACGCGGCCATCGAGCAGGATGGCACGGCGTATTGGATCACTTCGTCGTTCCTGCCGTACATCTACAACGGTGGATCTCCGCGCCCGCTGCCCTCGCCGGTTAAAAAGTTCTTTGCTGGAAATCTAGCGACCGACCAAAATTACAAGATTTATGGGGTTTACGACTCACTGTATCCCGCGCTAATATGGTATTATCCTAGTGTCTCTGCGACAGCGACCGCCTACGAAAACGACAGTTACATCCGCCTCGATCTGCCCGAGGCTTCTGCGGATGGAAATGCCGGATGGTCGGTCGGAACTGCCGCAGTGACGGCTGCTTTGGATCGAGGGTTGATCGACTTTCCCCTCACGACCAACGGCAGCGGCACCCTCTTCTACATGGAAAACTCCGACGCGGCGAACGGCGCAACGCTGTCTCGTTACGTTACTTGGGGGCCGATCGACATCGGCGACGGCGACAAGGTCATGAACGTGCGGCGGTGGGTGGTCAACGCCAACCAGTCTGGCACGCTGAACCTGACGATGGGTTTGTCGCGTTGGCCGGATGGGCCTGTCACTGCTAAAGGCCCATACGCGATCCCGCCGACGACTGAGAAGACCGACGTTCGCGCGCAGGGACGGCAGATGACGGCGACGATTCAGAGCAACAACTATTTCCGGCTCGGCAAGAGCCGCATTGACATTACAGGGGGTGGCTACCGATGACGATCCCGCGCCTCCCATTGCCGCCCGACGATCAGGGTATCCCGCCCGCCTTCTTACAGTGGGCGAACGAACTTGTGCGGACTTTGGAGCGCTACATTCAACAGGCCGACCGCGACAACCTGACGCAAAACGACGCGGTCGTGCTGGTGCCCTCTACGGTGAGCGGCCTCAACGGGTATCTGACGGCGAGCGGCACCTATCGCTACAAGCCTGCGCTGACACAGAACGCCGGGGCAAGGCTTGTGTTCTGCTCCAATGCCAGCGGCGGGGCAGTCCCGGTCTATAGCGACGGCACAGTCTGGCGGCGCGTAACTGACGCATCGGTGGTGACATGAGCGGCACGATCGTCCCCAGCAGCAATCTCGGTTTTGACGAAGGCTACTATCTCGCGGCCAATCCCGATGTGCGCTCGATGGTGGATCTTGGCGTGTCGCCGTCTGGGCGCTCGCACTACGAGGGTTTGGGACGCCTGCAGGGGCGATCGCCGATGCTTGGGGGCAATGTCGGCCAGACGCTCGCGGCAGGCATCCAGCGGTCGAATTTTGGCCTTCCTGCGAGCAGTGGCGCGACGGGTGAGTGGACGCTTGGACCCGCTGGAAACTGGTCGCTTGGCCCCGGCGGCAGTTGGTCGCTTGGTGGTGGATCGGGTCTTGGCGGCTACGGCAGCAGCGGTGTTGGCAGCGATGCGGGGGCTGCTGCGAACGCCAACCGCCCGACGCTGGACGCCAATGGCTACTACATCAACACCGGCTATGGCGGTGGCGACGGCGGAACCGGGAGCAACGCGACTGCTGGCGGTACGCCGTCAAGCACCGACTGGGGCGGCTTTGCAGGCACCGGCCTTGGCGGCACCTACGGCGTGGGCGGCACAGGTGTCGGGACCGACATCGGCATGGCTGGTCTTGCTGGAAATGTGATTGGTGGTCTTTCAGGGGTGCCGCTTGGCAGTGCTATCGGTGGCGCTCTCGGTCGAACGGCAGCGGGTGCGCCAGCCGGGGCAACGATTGGCCGCACGGGCGGTTCCATTCTTGGCGGAATCGCTGGTACGCTCTTAGGCGGTCCAATTGGTGGTTTCCTTGGCAGTCAACTTGGCGGCTGGGGCGGCTCGCGTGTTGGCGGATCTTTCGACCCGAAGGGTGGGTACGTTGCGCCGAACACCGAAGAAAACATGACGGCGGCGCAGATCGCTGCCCGCGAACAGGCTAAAGCCGATGCCGCAGCAGCACTCGCGGCTGACATGCGCGGTGCATATGGCACGCGCGCAATCGACCGTGGCCTCGGCAGCGTTGACGGCTACGGTGCCGCAACTCCCGGTGCCTACGGCAACTTCCCGACGATGCAGAGTTTTGCGGATTATCTTAACACAGGCGTCACACCTTGGGACAACGGCAGCACGATTGGCGGTATCTCGTATGGCGGCGGCACAGTCGGCGAGGCGGCGCGGTCGGCGGCTGAAGCTGCTGCCGCAAATGCTGCCGCAGCAATGGACGCTAGTGAGCGCGCAGACCAAGCACGCACGACGGATGACACGACCACGACGGACACGACCACGACAGACACGACCACGACGGACACGACAACAGGCCCGACAGGCGGCGAAGGCCCGACAGGCGGCGGGGGCACTGACGGCGGTGGCAACACATCCGGCGCAGGCGACGGCATCGGCGGCGGTACAGGCGGCGAAGCAAACGGCGGGCGCATTGGAGCAGACGACATGAACAGCGACCAATTCATGCAAGCACTCTACGCGATGGGTGGCCTCGCGCGTCAGCAGCCGCGCAAGTTTGCCAGCGGCGGGCTGAACGACGAGCGTTACCGCATCGAGCCGTGGGACCGCGTCAACGCCGACGCTGACCAACTCGGCTACGACCCGTGGTCGCGATATGAGGCGATGCCAGCGGTGCAACGCCAAAACATGGCGATGGGTGGCCTCGGATCACTCGAGCCGGGGAACAACCCGCACCACTACAACATGGGGACGCAGGTTCACGGTCAAGGCGACGGGCGCAGCGACGACGTCCCGGCGATGCTGTCGATCGACGAGTACGTCATCCCGGCAGATGTCGTCGCGGCGCTCGGCGACGGCTCCAGCAATGCTGGGGCCAAGAAGCTCGCCGACCTCGTGACATCGACGCGCGACCAGTATCGCAAGAAGCTGGGCGGCTTGCCGCCCCCGAAGGCGTAGGAGTTAAACATGGCCGATTTCAACTGGGGCAACTTCTTGCAGTCTGCGGCACCGCTGGGCGCAGCAGCACTCGGCTATGCGACGAGTGCGCCGCAGACCAGCACTGTGACGACGACGCCGCAGTTCCTCTCCAGCGGCGCGCAGGGCATCTACAATCAGGGAACGGCCATCGCCAACACGGCGGGCGCGCAGCCCTACGACGCCAACAATTGGATCAAGACCTACCAGCAGATGCTGGGGAGCGCCGCGACTGATCCGACGGTCGGCAACGTCATCGGACAGACGGCGGAGACCTTCGGCGGCTTGAGCAACCAGCTCGCCAACATGCAGGGCGGCGCTAACTGGAACGCCAACCCCGGTGCGGCGACACAGGCCATCACCAACAACATGAACCCGTGGCAGCAGCTCGTCACGGCGAACACGATGGACTACGCGACGCAGGCGGCGAACCGCGCTGAGAACGCTGACCGTGCCGGTGCTGCTCAGAACATGTCGGGATTTGGCGACCGCTCGCAAATCGCACTCGAACTTGCCAACGACAAACGCGCGCGGTCGTTGCAAGATCTGAACGCCAGCCTTAACCAGCAAGGCTTCAGCAACGCGCAGCAGCAGTCGAACCTCAACAACCAGCTTGGTCGTAGCGACATTACGCAGCAGACCTCGCTGGCAGCGTTGCAGCCGCAATTGGCAAAAGATTGGCGCGCTACGCAGCTTGACAATGCGAAGGTGCTTGGCACGGAAGGCTTCGCGCAGCGCCAGTACCCGTGGGACATTAGCGCCAACCTGATCAACGCTGGCACCAAAGGCATGGGTTCGCAAGCTCTCACATCGACACCGAACAACCCGTGGAAAGACGGTTTGTCGGCAGGTCTTGCCGCACTCAATCCGAACGTCCAGAGCGGCATCGGCGGCTTGATCAGTGCCGGATCGTCAGCGTTGAGCGGCCTTGGCGGGTTGTTTGGCGGCGGCGGAAGTTCTAATTCCACGGGCGGTGGCATTGGGATTGGCGGTATTGCTGACGATCTTGGGTTCTTTGGCGGCGGTGATTACAGCATCGGAGATCTGTTCAGCGGCGGTGGCCTTGGTTCAGGCGGCATTGCCGACGATTTTAATTTCTTTGGCGGCGGTAGCTACCTTGCCGACGGCGGCAAAGCCTCCAAGCCCGAGCCGGGGCGCGAGCTTCCTGCCGACACGATCGCCCGCCTGCGCGCGATGTACAGCCAGCCGGGGACGTCGTTCACCTCGCAGAACTACAAGGAGCCGATGGCGCAGGTCAACACGGCACCGTCAACGCGCAAGAACTACCGCAGCGGCGGGCTGGCGCGCTTTGATGTCGGCGGTCGCATGGGCATTGACGAAAAAACATTGCCGGTGCTGGAAGATGACAGCATCAACGGCATTTTGCGACGCGCAGAAGATGGCGCACGCGACCAGCAAATGACCGCCGAAACGTCGCCGCAGTTTAGCGCGGACCTGATGCGCCTGCCGCCTCCGACGCCCAGCCCGCGTCCGGTGACAATGCCGTATCAGATGACACCGGAAGAGGGCGCACGCACGTTGGCACAAATGGGCGGTGCCGCAGGCATCATGCCGAGCAACAATCCGCAGCAGTCGCCGATGGTGATGAACGCGCAAGCGCAGCCGCCTGTGACTGTTGGCGGTGCCGCGAACATGCCGTCGCAGATCGCTCCGACGATGATCCCGCATCTCCCGGCTGCAGCACCGCGTCCTGCCGCTCCGGCAGCACCCGCGCGCCCGCAACCGGCGCAGATGAGCGGCATGGACCTTGAGCAGGAGTATGCACGCCGCCTGATGCAGGCACCAGACCCCAACGAGATGCGCGCCGCGCGCGAGGGTGAGTCGCGTGCGCTTGCCGACCTAATGAAGGAATACCAGCCCAAGGGCGGCGACTGGCGGCGCAACCTGTCGGACCTCGGCGTCGGCATGGCGAACTCCGACAGCCAATCGCTGGGCCGTGCGTTCGCGCAGGGCGTCGGCTACATGGACCGGGGCGCTGACCAACGCGACAGCGCTGAACGGCAGGCGCGGCGCGAACTCGCCAAAATCCAGCTCGACATGAGCCGCGAGAACCGCAAGGAACTGACGCAGTCCGAGCGCGACCGCCTGACGAGCATCGCGGGCGTGCTGCGCGACCGGCAGGCGGCGACTGACCGCAAGGCGCAGATGGAGCAAACGGCTGCTGATCGTGCCGCGCAGCGCGATCTGACACGGACGATTTCCGAGGGCAATCTTGGCGTCCGTCAACAGGCCGCAGAGACAGCGCGCACGACCGCCGAGGCAGCGCAAGGCGCGCAGTGGGACGCGCTCGTGGGACGCTTGGAGCCGACTTGGCGTCGAGCCGCCCGCGTGGCAGCAGCCAACATCCATGAAGAAGACCAGCCTGCGTTCATCGAGGATTACGTCGCCAAGCAGCGCGAGGACTTTGAGGCTCGCACACCGCGCCCCGGCACCCTTCGCGCCGCTCCTGCGGCGACCGCGGGCACGCCCCCGCAGCCGGGGGCCGAGCGTCCTGCCCCGACGACGCCTGCGCCCGCCAGCGAAGCCCCTAGCGCCCCCGGTGCGACGCCTGCGGCCAGCCCCTATCGGACCAAGCCAGCCGAGGCGGGGGACCCCGCCGAGATCGCTCAGACGGCGCGCCAACTTAACGTGCCTGCGCTGACGACCTTGCCGTGGCGTGGTCTTAGCCCGAAAAAGCGCGAAGAGCTGCTGGTCAGGTTTCAAGCTGATTTTCTGAAGCAGGATGCCGACCGGCAGGGCGACATCGATCAGGCAACCCGCGTCGAAGACTTGCTCGGCGAGTGGAAGGCCCTGTCCGGTCGCGCCAACACGGGCGGTGCCGCCCTCAACATTCCGCTGATCAAACAAGGCGTGGTGCTTGGCAGCGACACACTCCAACGCATGGAGTCCATCACGGCGGAGATCGCACCCCTCGGGCGCGTAGCCGGAACGGGTGCCGTGTCCGACTTTGACGCCAAGCAGTTGGTCGCCCAGCAGCCTTCTATTGAGAAAAGCAAAGCAGCCAACGACCAGATCATCGACTACCGCCTGCGTGCCGCTGCCAATCTCAAGCAGAAGGCCGAGTTCGACCGCGCGTACTTCGCGGCAAACCGCACAATGCAAGGCGCGCAGTCGGCTTGGGATGAGTACAAAAACGCCAATCCGCTCGCGGTCCCAGTTACGAACGCTAGGCGCGGCCAACTTCCGTACAAGCTCGTCGAGAACCGGATGACTTGGCAGGAGTACTTCCGCATGAAAGACCTCGAAAAGCGCGAGGGCAAGTAAATGGCTTTGACCCCCGAAGAGCAAACAGAACTTGACAAGCTGCGCGCCAAGAGCGGCGTGGCGACACCGGGACGCCGCACACGCCCCGACCCGACGCCTGCCACTAACCTCAAGAACACGGGCCGCTCGCTGTTTCAAGGGGCGACGCTGGGTTTTGGAGACGAGGCTATTGCGGGCATCCGCTCGGCGCTTGGCGAGGACTACGACACAGCCCTTGAAGACGAGCGCGGTCAGGTCGCGGCATTCAACCGCGAAAATCCGGTCGGCTCGTTTCTGACAGAGGGTCTTGGAGGTTTGGCGCTAACCGGCCCTGTCGGCCTTGCGCGTTCTGCTATCTCGCGCTTTGCCCCGCAAGCAGCCGAGCGTGGTTTGGCTAGCCTCAGCGCGCAATTTGAACGTATGCCGGTTCCTGCGCGCACGGCGACTGTCGGCGGTCTGACGGGTGGTGCTGCAGGTTTTGGACAAGGCGAGGGAGGTGCTGGTGATCGATTGGCGAACGCGGCTCAAGATGCGGCTGCTGGCTTTACTGTTGGCGGCGCTATGCCTCTGGTTATGGATGCGGCTCGCGGCGTTTGGAACGCAGCTACGCTCCCTGCTTCCGTAAAGGGCGAGCGTCTCGCCCTAAAGTCTATGGGGCGAGACAACCTTAGTGTTGACGACATCGGCGCGCGGCTGGCCGAAGAGAATGCGCTTGGCATTCCGTCAATGATGGCAACGCAAGGCCCGAACATGACCTCGCTCGGCGAAGGCATCGCCAATCTTCCGGGTGCCGGAATGAACGTAGCGCGGCGCGAGATCGAACAGGCTCACAGCGGTCAAGGTGCGCGCGTTAGCAATGCTTTGCATGCGCGCACGGGTGCCGGAGACTACGTCCAAAAAGCGGCCGACATCGACGCGGTGCTGAAGCAGCAATCCGCTCCAATGTATGAAAGGGCTTACGCAGCTCCCATCAATATGATGGGCAGAGACGTCTCCGACATCTTGCAGCTTATCCCAAAAGATGAACTTGAAAAAGCGTCTGCAGCAGCCCGAAAGGTCTACACCACGGACCCGCTCAATGTGGGCAAGCCTCCGCGCGAGTTCTTTAAGTTTAAGAAAGACAATGAGGGAAACATCGTCGATGTTGAGTTCCCTATCGACATGAACACTGCCGAATGGCACGCATTTATTCGCGGGCTGCGCGAGGTCAAGGATGGTTTGTGGCGCAGCGGAGCAGCGCACGCCAGCAACTTTACGGACGCTTACAAAAACCTTGATCGAATCGGCAAACAACGCAACCCGCTTTTTGCTGATGCTCAAAGCATCTACAGCGACGCAAAGTCGGTGCAGGAATCGATGGAAGATGGCCGCAAGGCGATGCTGTCGTACATGACGCCGGAGCAGATGAGGAAGCAAATCAGCGCCCTCTCGAAAAACGAGCAGGAGCATTATCGCGCCGGAGCTGTGCAGGCGTTGGACGAAAAACTGATGAAACAGACGGATGGTGCCAACAAGGCGGCGAGCCTCGTCAACACCGGTCACATTCGCAACAAGCTGCGCGCGATCACGCCCGACCAAGCCGAATACGACACGCTTATAAAGACTTTGGAAACGGAAGCCAAGAACGCTTCTGCTCGTTCCAAGATGACGCTCGGCTCTCCGACTGCCTCGCGCGGTGCCGCCATGCGTGAGGTCCAAGAGCAGGACGAGTTCGTGCCGCAGGTCATCGAGGCGATTCGCTCGCCGACGCAATTTGCAGCAAGCTGGCTGGCGGCGAAGGCCAAGGGCTTGGGTGTCGGCAGCAAGACCGGCGACGAGGCGAGCCGCTTGCTGTTTGCGACCGACCCCGCCGAACAGGCTCAGATCCTGCAGCGCCTTCGCAGCCGTCAAGCTGAGATGGTCAAAGAAACGGAACGCAAAAACTTGGGCTACACGATCGGAGCCGGAGCCTTCGGGTCTGCTGCCGCGTCGCCGGACGCCCTGCGCCAGCAAACGCCACTCCCCGAAGACGAGGAATAGAACATGGTCGAAGACCGCCGGATGCCAAATAACGAACGTGACATCGGACGCCTTCAGGCCGAGGTCGCCGCCCTTGAGAAGCGCCTTGAGGAAAGTGAGGGGCGGATCGAGAAGCGCCTCGACGGAATAGACGAGAAGCTAAACCGGCTCGTCACTGCCGCCAACATGGGGCAGGGGGCTTGGTGGGCGAGCGTCAAGATCGGTGGCTTGATCGTCACCGTCGGCGGCGGTTTTGCGGCTGTCGTTCACTGGATACTTGGAAAATAGGAGATCGCCATGTGGGCCACGGTAGCATTAGCCAGCCTTTTGCTATCTGCGCCCGCCGAGGCATCGCCCGAAAACATCCGCTCCGGCTGCATACCTCTGGGTTTATTTATTAAAATCGTAACCGAAAGCGGGTATGATTTTGTCGCCACGGGGATCGACAATGACGGCGACAAAAACGTCATCCTCTACCAGCCGCAGACCCAAGAGTGGCTTGTAGCCTTCTTTCCTACAAACAGCGCACTCGCCTGCACGTTGAATCGCGGCACACTATTCCGCGTCACGCCATCTGGGAGAAGTTGATGCCTCGCGCTCGAACTTATCACAAGACCTCAGATGAGGTCGTCGCCGCCGCCGTCAAGTCGTACCGCGCAACCGGAAGCAATTTGAAGGCGGCAGCAGCCGATCAAGGTGTCTCAACGCCAACCTTCTCTCGCCGCCTTGGGCAGGCTGTCATACGCGGCATGATGCCCAAAGGCGAGCTGCCCAAGGCGGCACTTTGTGTCCTTGAGCATGCCGCCAGCACGGGGCGTCACACGCAATTTAACGCGGTCTTCTCCAGCGAGCCGCTGCCTTCTGCCGAGGCACCCATCGGGGAACTGATCGAGCGACGCAAGCTCGAGTGGGCGCGCAAGTCCAAGGCCGAGACGGCGCGCAGGCTGATCAACGTCAAAGTCAAAATCGCGGGTCCGGTCGGCATCGTCCACTTTGGCGACCCGCACGTTGACGATCCCGGCACAGACATCGTCGCCCTTGAGCGGCATTTGAAAACCGTCAAGAACACCCCCGGCATGATGGGCGGAAATGTCGGCGACTTGCAGAATAACTGGGTTGGTCGCCTCGCGCGTCTCTACGCCGAGCAGTCCACGAGCGCCAAAGAGGCTTGGACGTTGACGGAGTGGATGGTCAAAGAGATACCGTGGCTCTATCTGATCGGCGGCAACCACGACCTCTGGTCCGGTGCCGGTGACCCGCTCGATTGGATTAGCAAGCACGCAGGCGTGCAGTACGAAGGATGGGGCGCAAGGCTTGGCCTGCAATTCCTGAACGGCAAAGAGGTGCGCGTCAACGCCCGCCACGACTTCGCCGGACATAGCCAGTGGAACACGGCGCACGGTCCTGCGAAGGCTATCCAGATGGGCTGGCGCGATCATATTTTGACCTGCGGCCACAAGCACACGAGCGGCTACCAGATCCTCAAAGACCCCGCCAACGGCCTCATTAGCCACGCGATCCGCGTCGCCGGTTACAAGATCCACGACCGCTACGGCAAAGAGCTGGGTTTGCCAAACCAAAATATCACCCCCGCCGTCGTGACGATCATCGACCCGCAATACGCCGACGACGACCCGCGCCTCGTGACGGTCATCCACGACATCGAAGAGGGTGCGGAGTTCCTGACCTTCAAGCGTAAGCGTGCGGGCCTCTAGCCGTGGCTGGCTTGCACTTGACGCCTGAGATAATTGCCGCTGCGTACACCTACTTGCGTTCGACGCCGCCCTTCAACCGCTGGAAGCTGCCGCCTGCCCACGACATCAAGTTCAAGGTCACTAAATCGATGACGGATGCAGGCTACTGCGCTGGGAGCGAGATCGGCATCTCTGAGAAGTGTTCGGCGCACACGCATAGCCTTCTCAGCACGATGGCCCACGAGATGATCCATGTCTACTTGGACCGGCGCGGCGTGAAGGCGCACCACGGGCCTGAGTTTCAGCGTTGCGCCAAGCGCATCTGCGACGTTCATGGCTTCGATAGCAAGAGGTACTTTTAATGCCAAAAGTCGTCAATCTTCGTCGCACACCCGCCGACGTCCTTGAAGAAGTTCAGAAGAAAGCTGACGCGATCGAGAGCTTCGCGATCGTCGTCATCCAGAAGGACGGCCACACCTACGCGCAGTGGTCGGCAGACATTACGGAGCTGGCGCTAATGGCGATCTGTTTGAACAAGTCTATCTCGGACGAACTGTAAGGAGGCAGTTATGAGTGCATCAGTGGCAGTCGGACGCGCAGCAGGACCGCGCGGACTTAGGAATCAAAATCCGGGGAACATACGCAAAGGCCAAGATTGGAAAGGCCTCGCGCCGCGTGGGCTTGGCGTTGATCCTGAGTTCGACACGTTCATCTCGGCGGCATACGGCTTCCGCGCGCTCGTCAAGATCATCTTGAACTATCGCAAAAAGCACGGCATCAAGACGATTCGCGGCATCATCAGCCGCTGGGCGCCACCCAACGAGAACGATACCGAAGCATATATCCGGTTCGTGTCGGTCATGGCAGGCTTCGGCGCCGACCAAGACCTGCCGTTCGACAATCACACTCTTTTCATGCTCGCGAAGGCAATCTCGATCAAGGAGAACGGTCGCAGGCCGGAAGGCACGCCGTGGTTCCAAGACCGCGATATCTTTGAGGGTGTCACCATGGCTTTGGAGGCTTGAGATGTTACCCCTGATTCCGCTTGCGTTGCAGTTGCTCCCCGGCTTGGCTGGGGCGATCTTCGGGAAGAACGGCGAGGCCGTCGCTAAGACCGTGACCGAGGTCGCCACGAGCGTCTTCGGCACCGACGACAAGGACGCCGTCGAGACGGCCATCGCCAAAGATCCGACGCTGGCCCTGCGCTTCAAGGAGAAGCTGCTCGACGTCCGCGACAAGGAAGCCGACCGCGCGCACCAAGAGCGGCTGGCGGAGCTGGGCGACGTTCAGGACGCGCGGCAGCTCTTCCGCAACGGGGGTCAGAACGTCTCCAGCAACCTCGCCTACATCACCGTGGCCGCGTTCTTTGTGATCAATGGCACGATGCTCTGGGGCTACTACGCCCTCATGACGCAGGGCGTGCAGATCAAGAACCCTGAGTTGGTCATCGCGATCGCTAACGCCGTTGGCATGCTGGCAGGCTTCGTCAACTCCAAGGCCGAGCAGGTCTACGGTTTCTTCTTCGGCAGCAGCGTAAGCGCCCGCGCCAACGCGCAGGCGACCAGCAATGCACTAGGCGAGATCGCCAAGAAGGCTAGTGGGAAAAGCTAAAAGTTTACCGTCAAACATCCGTCACTAAGCGCAAGAGTCTTAGAGACAACGTGCTTTTCTTCGTTTGGTCCCAGCAGAAAAGTCTCTGACCTAAAGTTCCCATACTCGTCGCGGCCAACTACTGTGTAATAGGTCACGGTTGAGTTTGAGAAGCAATGTTCTGGAAATACAACTAAGTTTGGCGCAACCGGCATCGCCTTCACCGGCATGATGCTGGTCGCGCGCACGATCAACGGTGCCGCGAGGCCGACGCCGATCAGACCGAGGAAACCGCGTCTTGATGGTTGGATCATCTAATCCTCCGTCACGGTCAGTTTGGCAGTCAAATCGCTGTTCGGGATACCGATGGTAATCGTTATTTTCTCTCCACCGACAGAGACAATAGCGTCCGATAAGCCGCAAGCAGGAAAAGAAAAAACTTTTTCATTTTGCGTTATCTTGTGCCTGATCGGGTAGAACCCGTCCCATTTTTGATCTTTCATTTGTTTTCCTCCTTCTGTTTCGCACGCGCCAGCTTGATCCGCATGATGCGCTCGAACTCGACGATCTCTAGCGGCTGGCGGTGGACGGTAGAAAGAAGGAATGTGCGGAATGTCATCGCCCTATCTCCTCGGATTGAAGTACGGGTCGCGGACGTCGATCAAGCTGTAACCATCGCGCAGCCACTGCCCGACTGCGTAGGCTTCGGCGATGACGCGGTCGAAGAATCCTTCTTGATCGCCAACAAGCTCGCTGCACTGAGGGCACATGTCGTGCGCCATGTCGTAAATATGTCGGCACTGACGGCATACGACGTACAGTGGAACGCGATGAACCATGCCTTCTTCGTCGTCGCTCATGTCTCCTCCTTTACGCGCCCCGTAAGAATGCCGCGCTCGTCGTAGGTGCGCCGGTATATCTTGCCCTTCAGCTCGACGCGGTTCTTCATAAAGTGATTTGCGCCAAAACGCGCAAGCGCAATATCGGGCAAGTCCTCTGTAACAAGGACGTCGCGCCAAACGGACCCCTCGCGCGCAAGTTCGTCAATGTTGAAAGGTTTGTCAGTCACGGCGTCACCTTCGGATTAAACGCGGGAATCCACGCCCTGCACCACTCGATCTGGCGCGGGGTAAGGTCGTTCTTGCTGTACAAATTGGTCCGCAGGCTCATGCATACTTCGTTGTGCGCGCGGAGACGATCGCGCGACATGCTTGCATAAGCAGAAACAGAAACAAGCGTCTTTTCCAAGTGCTTCATGCTCAGGGGATCGTCGGGCATGGTCATCGCGGCAGCTCCTTCAGCATAGCCTCGTAGATCGTCTTGGCGGAATACTGCTCGTGGATCTTGGCGTGCAGGCTCTCGCCGATCGTCCGCGCCTGCTGCTCGGGCATGTGCTTGATGATGTAGGCGGCTTCTTCCGGCGTGCCGAACGGGATGTAGTCCACCATCGGCGTGAACCAGTTCTTGGTCGGCGATTGATCGTCTTCCAGCAGGCAGCACTTGGCGAGGCCTGCCTCGATCACGCGCCCTTTGACATGTCGCCGCCACTCGGTGCCGGTCACTGCCGTGTTGACCGTGATGCCCGTCTCGCAGAGCCACTTGGCAAAATCATCGTAGTCGTTGTTCTTGTACCCTGTCTTGCGGTGGCGTAATTCAACTAGACCGTGTTGCACCAACGGGTTGATAATTGAGCCTCTGTAGGTGTTGGCAGTAAAGCCTGCGAATCCGGCCTTGCGGCGCTTGGTGTAATCACCTGCATACGGGCGCGGGTCTACAGGGACTAGCGTCGTAAGATCTGCGGTGGGGCAATTCGCCCCGTCAATATTGACTTGTCGAGAGAAGCAGCCAGCTTCGCGATACTCCGCCATCGTGGGCCACCACGGATTGTCTCCTCCGTCAAAGCAGATGTGGACGAACGGGGCAAGTTTGCGGATCGATTGCAAAGTTTCGATACGGGGATTTCCCGGTAGGTACGCAGCCCCGATATAAAACACAACATCCGGTGCCGCAGCCTTGACGAACGGCAGCAAGTGAGCGTCATCAGGCTCGCTTGCACCCTCTTGATATCGCGTCCACGCAGGCGTCTCATTGAAGCTCTCCCAGCCCCCCACGATTGGGTTGCAGTTGTCGGTTGACGTCGTGATAAATGCGGCTTTCATTTTGGCTCCTCCGCTAATGCGGCGTCGAGCATAGCTTCCCAACTTGCCTTGACGCCATCTTGCCATGCGTAAGATTTAACAGGCGCACAGCCTGCCGCCTCCACCATCGCCTCGCTCGGCTCGCGCATGGCTGCGATTGCGGCGCGGGCCATCGCTTTGTACGTCGCCTTTAGCTCAGGGCTGTACTGGTCCCAGCACAAGTCCCGCGTCTCGCTGATCGCCCGCGCGACTTTCTCAACCGTGTTCATGGCGCACCTGCCAAGCCGCAGTAGCCTTGTGTGGGGCCAAGCGGACGGTTGAACCCGTCTGTTTCAGTTGCAAGCGTGCGCCACGCCATGCAATTGGACGCCACGCACAGAAAAAATAAGTTTCGGTTCTGTCCTGCGTCATTTGATTCGACTCCCATCTCCCCAGAAGTGCGCGGACGCTGCGGACACCACTTAGTTTTGGCCTCTTCTTCGGTCATCGTTGATCTCCCTTATGCTCTTGAGGCTTGGCGTAGCACAGCACGGTGTGCTGCAGGCAGTAGATATGGCTGGTGGGCTTGCCGCAGTAGAGTGTGTCGGCACCCTTCGGGGGGCCGGGAATAAACTGGCAATGCTGCCTAGATCCGCCGACGCCCTTGACCAGATCAGCCTCATCGACGGCGTGGATGAAACGATCGGCGGGCAGTTTCTTGCGCTCCTCTGCCGCCTTCTGGATAAACTCCGCGCGCTTGGTCAGATAGCCGATCTTGATACCGCGCGCGTTGAGCAGGCCTACGATCCGCAGGCGCGAGAGACCGTACCGCGTGCTGAGAAGATCGACGTCGATGATGCCCGATTGGTAGGCTCCGGCAATCTTTTCGTAAAGCTCTTTGGAGCGTTGCTTCTTGGCGGCTGCGGCCTTTACCATTGGAGTTCCGACGATCACGGGCCTAGATTCGATCAGCGCACCGTCGCGGCGCATGCGCGTAATCTTGCCCAGCACGCTGTTTTTTGTGCGCCCATCGCCAAGTTGCTTGGCGATCTGCCCAGCCGAAACGCCTTCGTTCCAGAGCTTGGTGATCAGCTCAATATCTGCCTCGGTCCACGTGCGGCCCCACTCAGTCACCATTTGCCTGCTCCTGTTTCTGGACGATTTTGATCTGGCAGTCGAGTGCGTCGGCGAGTGCGACGACATTGCCGTAGGTCGGATTGCCGTTGACGATGTTGGCGAGCGTGCCTCGGCTGATGCCAACCTTCTTCGACAGCGTGCGGTAAGTGTAGCCCTCGGTCGCGGCGATCTTGATCAATGCGCGCAACGAATGATGGACCTTGCTTAGATCTAACCCGTGCAGTGGGATGCGGGCCATCGGCGGCGTGCCTTTGGTCTGGCGGCGGCGCTCGCGATTGAGCATAGCTTTCAAAGAACCAACCGAGCGCCCCATCTGCGCGGAAATCTCCTCAAAGCTGTGACCAGCAATCCGCATGTCAAACAGGCGCTTGCGCTCTGCCACCGTCCAGCAGCCAAACCGTACTGTAATGCCGTTGTAGTTCGCCATTATTCTTTGACCTCCACAAGTCGATGTCCTGTCGTTGATTCGTAGTCGCGGCTGAAACACATCAACATCTCGCGACCTTTGATGTCCTCCGCGACGCCGCCAGCCTGCACGACGGCGACGACCGGCGCGTCAAGCGGTCCGTCGTGCGAGATGATGCGCGCAGGCCTGCTAGATGGCTCGATGCGGTGCGTGGTCATTGCTCACCTCTCAACACACGTTCGCGGCAGGCGTTGAAGCCGCCTTCGCGAACAGACCAGCATTCACTTTCAATTTCTTCGTCGCGCGGGACCATCGCATCCGGCACGCGCCTTGCGAGGAACACGGCAAGGGCTTTGCGGCATAGATCGCGATTGGTCTTGACGCTTACAGCTTTCTCAATTGTCGCGATGAACGCATCAATCTCCGCGTCGCTCACGACGACTTCGCTTGCGTCTGTCATTGGCAGTAATCCGAGCGCAGAATGAAAAACACAACCGGCAGGCACGCCCAGCCAAAAACGATAACGGCCAACGCTATTTTTTCTTCACGCTTCATTTGTCGCTCCTGTAAATAAGCCAAAGACCAAAAGCCAAAAACGCGAGAAAGCACGCGAATTTGCTGACTTCAACAAACGCTTCCGGCCAATTCACGATTGCCCCTTCATCGCGCGGATCGCGGCGGCTATTTCCTCGCACAATTTGCTTGTGAGCCAGTCACCTTGCGCCACCTTCGCACACGCCTCGATAACGCCGTCGCGGTCGAGCGCGGGCGGCTGCGGTGCGACCGCGAGCATTTCGTCCCACGCTTCAAGGCCGTCGCACATTCCGACCGTCGATGGGCCATCGCCTTCGTCAACTTGTATCCAGCTTTCGATGGCAAGAACGGCGGCCTTCATTTCCTCTGTCGGCACCTTCGGCACCAACTGCCAACCCTCCGGCACCCCGCCCTTGCGCATCGCGGCGAGGACGGCATCTCGGCACGCAGCGTAGGCCGTTGTGTCGTAATTCGACGGCGCACTTGCTTTCTCAAACTCCTCCAACAACCGTTCGGCTTCATCCATTATTCGTCTCCTTGGGTTTGTAATTCACGTCCAGCAATTCCTCAACGGCCTGTTGCGCGTCGTAAAATGCGGACGCGGGAACATCGCGATAAACGGCGTTCCGCTCCTGCACTTCAAGCGACATGCCGCCCGATCCGCGCGAAGGCCGTTTATCGCAAAAACTGATGCGCTCAAACGCTTTGTGTGCAGCCCACAATGCGCGTTGAAGTTTTGCAATCTCATCCATTGTTCGTCTCCTTGGGCGCGAAGGCTGCGTCTGTCATCTTGGTTGCACGCTCCCAATATCTTCTGGCGTGTCTGTCAGCCTCTCCAATTCAACCGCGCGCAACGCATTTTCCAGCTGCGCCACGCGGGCCTCGGCCCGGTCGTACCGAGCCTGCTCGGCCTTCAACGTGACTTGAAATTCATCAAACGCCTTTGTTCGCTCCGCCTCCAACTCCGCCACGCGCGCTTTCTCGTTGGCATAGTCGGAGGTTGCAACCGCGCACATATGCTCGGCGTCTGCCACGCGGGTTTGCAGTCGCTCAAGTTCGGCGTTTACGTTGTCCGCGATCACAATCCGAGGGCCGCTGCCTGCTTCATATTGGAAAGCGCGGGCCTTGAGCGCGTCGCGTTCGGCTTCGACGGCGGCAAAAGCCAAGCTTTCGCGCACGGCGTCGTTAGCGATAAACGCATTGGCTTGTGCAATCTCCCGCGCCTGCGCCTTGATGTGGGCGGCTGCTTTGGCAATATCGACAACAACAGACAGCGACAGTTCCTGCGCGTATGTTTGCAAGTGGTCAAGCAACCGATGCGCCGTATCCCTCGCGTCCGTCTGCAGCGCCTGCGCTTCCGGTTCACGCAAGCACGCTTGGTTGTTGGTGCACATCAGCGGCGTGATGCATCCCGCACAGCGCTCAAAAGCGGCGGCGCTGCCCATACCTTCGCGCTCGGCGGGCAAACTTGCTGTGGCGCCACAGCGAAGGCAAACACAAGGTCGGGTAGGGCGGCAGTCCCAATCATGGACGGCACACGCCTCCGGCTTCTGCTCACCCTCGCGGCGGGCGGCTTCTTCGCGGTCCAGCGCATTGGCCCTGTCGCCAAGTGCAAACGGGTTAAGTTCTAATTCCGAGTCTGTGCATTTGACAACCTCGCGCAACACTTGCGCAATCTGCCCCGGCGTCAGCTTGTCATTCATTTGTTTTTCCACTTCGCGTCATATTCGACCCACGCATTCTTATCCCCGGCAACATGACGGTTGAACGCTCCAATGCGCTCGATGTCCTTCAAGCTCGGGATATACTCGACATCTGGCCCCGGTGGGTTCTTGGGGTCGTAGGTGTAGAGGGTCGGGTAGAGAGGTTTGTCACTCATCTTTCGGCTCCTTGGGTTCCGCATACCACTCGCGGCGACGCATCGAAACGCCGTGTTCGAGCAGCACATGCTCAAAAATCTTAAACACCTCGTCGCACTCATGCTGCGTGGCGATGACCTCAGGATTCTGGATGTACTGGACCTTCTGCGGCTGGCTGCGGTCGCAGTACGTCTGCGAGCCGACAGCCAACGCACAAGCGACGAGAGCGCAGATCATGCCAGCACCTTATGCGGGCATCCCGGCCCAAAGTTGGAGAACGCGACCGGCACAATACCCTCAGAATTGTGCCACCACTTGCGTGCGGCCTTGCGCTCGCTTTCGGTAAACGCGCGCTCGCACTTGTCGTTCTTGCACACGGTCGGGAACGCGGAACAGAACGTCATGTCGCGATAGCAAATCATGTGGCATCTCCCAGTAAAACTTTCAGAACCCACAGCAGGGCGTCGATGATCTCGCTCATCGTGCGCGCACCGATATCTGATCGGAGATCGCCTCCGCGATCGCGTCGTATTCGTCCACGACGGCAACGACGGCGGCGATACGCGCCTCGTGTTCGCGCTGCGCTTGAGTGCCAGCCCCGGCACCCTGCGTGTAGTAATCGCGGCCATTGGGGTACGCCTCAATCATGGCGTCCAATGCCGCGCGCAACGCAGCAAGTGCCTTGAGCTGCTGCTCAAGAAGAACCGCGCCGGATGTGCCGTTCAAATGGATCGTGGGGGTGATCATTGCCTTGCTCCTTGGGTGTTTCAATCTGACAAGAAAAACCCTACCAAACGGTCGCAACCGCCGTCAACAAGTATTTTTGACCCCTCAAAAAGGCGGGTCGTCTTGCGTCCGGCGTTGCATTTCCTCAATATATCCGGTCACGACCGTCTCGATCAGCGTGTTCCATTCAGATTCGCTGAACGCCGCAAGGTCGGTCTTTTTGAGATGCTCCAGATACTCGCCCGCGAGCGCGCCCGCTGCGGCCATCGACGCGATCTCGGCTTCGGTTGGATCAACCATCTTATCTCTCCCGTATTGGCAGCGCACGCTGCAGAAATATTCGACCTTAGAAAGGTATCGCTTCGTCATCTGAAAGAACATCAACCCGCGCTCCGCTCGCCCGCACCTGCAGACCCCGCGCGTCAACGATCTCGGTGTAGCGTCCGTTGCGTTTGATCGCGATCTCATCCGGCACCTTCAGTTCGCTAATTCTTGCCAATGCGTCCGTCACAGTCGCGGGCGGCACGCGATCGCCTGTGCGCTCCCACCACCACCGCGCCGCCTTCGTCTTGGCGTAGCCCTGATGCTCAAAGCAGACCCACTCGCGGTGCGTCGTGTAGCCTGCGTCATACGTCACGAGCATACTGTCCGGCTTGCCTTCTTTCTTGTGCCGCCGGTACGAGACGCTATCGACGCGCACCCACTCCGGCTTGTTGTCGGACAAGACCTTCAGCGTGCTTGCCTCGGCCACGATCTTCAATTCACGCGATGGGAACACGTAACCGCAATCGGGACACTCAAGCCTGCTCGCGTGAACCATGCTCGCGCACTCAGGGCATTCCTTGACGGGGGCGACACCCTCGCCGTTGCCGGGGGTGCGCGGGGCCACAGAATCGAGCGTGCCGTGCCGCTCGATGTTGCGTGCGAAGTCCAGCACGAGGCAGTCCTTTTTGCTGGGGAACAGCCGCATGCCACGGCCCAGAATCTGAACGTAGAGGCCCGTCGAGCCGGTCGGCCTTGCCATCACGATCAGATCCACAAGGGGCGCGTTGAAGCCCGTCGTCAGCACGCCCATGCTGCACAGAGCCGTAATCTTGCCTGCTTTGAAGTCGCGCACGATGCGATCGCGGTCGGCCTTGGCCGTCTCGCCGGTAATACATTCGCATGAATAGCCGCGCTCGCGAATGAGCGCGCACAGATGCGCCGCGTGATCGACGCCTGACGCAAACACGAGCCACGCCTTGCGGTTTTGCGCCGTCGCCCAGTGTATCGTTTCGGAGATGACGGCATCGTTGACGTCGGCCTTGTCTACCGCCTTCTGAAGCTGGTCGGGGATGTACTCGCCGCCACGCTTGCCGACGCCTGTGACGTCGAGCTTCATCTCCGTCGCCTTGGTGACCAACGGCGACAGGTAGCCGTCCTTGACCGCGCGCAGCACATCATAGTCGTAAGCAATACCGTCGAACATGCGACCGTCGCCCTTGTCGAGGCGACCGCTGTCAAGCCGGTACGGTGTGGCCGTCAGGCCCACGACCTTAACGTAGGGGTTCGCGATCTTCAGCGTCGAGATCAGGCGACCATACTGCGTGTCGCTGTCGCGCGGGATCATGTGCGCTTCGTCTACAAGGATGATATCGACCTTGCCAAACTTGTGTGCGTGCTTGGCGACCGACTGCACGCCGCAGAAGATGATCTGGTGGCGGTAGTCGCGCCGACCGATGCCTGCACTGTTGATGCCTGCCGGTGCCTCGGGCCACAGCCCTATCATTTCGGCGTAATTTTGGCTGATCAGCTCGCGGACATGCGCCACGATCAGGATTTTGCTGTCGGGATACTCATCAAAAACGCGCCCGCAGAATGCGGCGATCACGAGGCTCTTGCCGGTGCCGGTCGGCAACACGACGAGCGGGTTGCCGTCCTCGCGCTCAAACCACTCAAACACGCCGTCGATGGCATCATGCTGGTAGTCACGCAGCGTAATCACTTAGCGCCCCCGTCCACCCATGTGCTGCCATCCGGCTTGGTGTACTCGATCCAATCGTCGCCCGCGTCGGTCTGCTCAAACGGCACAAGGGCCGGAATGAACAGATGTGCTGGGCATCCGGCGCGTTGCTTGTTGAAGTCCAGCGTTTCATCGAACCGCGCGCAATGCCATGTGCCGTCAGGCGCAGGCGTCGAATAGACGCAAGTGCGGCACCCAGACTGCGCCGCGATCGTGCTGCCGTGGCAGATGTCGCTATGGTCGCACCACCGGCACTGAAACCACGACGGGTCGGTCGAAATCCGCGCGGGCGGGTTCTTGGCCTCGATCACACGCTTGGCCTTGGCGACAATACGAAGCGCGTCGGCCTCGTCGTAATCGGTGCGACAGGTGACGACATCGCGCACGCCGGGAGTGCAGGCGGTCAAGTAATGCCGGTCAATGTTTGTGTAGTGCATGTAGATTTGCGCCTGCCCGTAGTAGATTTCGTCCCACGCCTTAAGCGCGCCCTTCTCGCCGTGCTGGTGCTTCAGCTTGGCGAGCGCATCAATCTTTTTTTGATCGCAAACCTTGCACTCCCAGACATGCCACTTGGTGGGCGCTTGGATCAGGCCAAAGATCATGCCGTCCAAGTGACCGCGAAAGTGGCCCCCGTGGTCCTCAATCCCGATCTGCTCGTTGATGTTTTGATGCGTCACCAGCGTGATCGCCTCGACCATCCGCAGGCGGTCGATCATGACCTGCTCGCCCGCGAACCCGTCTTGAATGCGCCGCAAGCCCTTGGCGTCGATCTTGCGTGGGGACGCATGCCGGAAATCGAGCCACGACTTGCGCTCGCAGGCGTGACCGATGCCGGACGCGCCCAAATACTGGCGCGGCGGCTTGCGGGCCTCGTAAGCCTCCATCGCGGCATCGATGGCGAGCAGGGTCGGGTCTTGGATGTCGGGGAGCTTAGACATTGGCCCTCGCAGAAAGAATCCCCCGGCAGCTTGACGCCACCGGGGGCATTGACCTCACGCGCGTTTGGCGCGCTCCCACGGCTTGCCTGCCGGTGCGCCGACGGGCTTGGCCGCTGCAGCCGGTGCGGGGCGCGCAGCCGGGGCCGCTGGGCGCGCTGCGGGCTTGGCGGGGGCTGCATCCCCCTCGGCCTTGTACGAGAAGGCGTTCTGCACGCCCCCACGCTGCTTATCCGGCACGAGGCGGGCCTTGGCGACGAACGGGATTTGGTGCAGCTCCTCGCTGTCGTCCACTGTCATCTTGCCGACCGCGTGGCAGATGCTCGACAGCGTGCGCTGCGCGATCTCGACAGCCTGCTGGTTGCCGTTAATCAGGTTCAGGCGGTCCCAGATTTTACGGTTGGCGTACTCGCCGTCGATGATCGCCATCTCCAACCACAGATACTGCCCGTTGCCGTCCTTCGTGGTCCGCATTTCGCTTTGCACGATCTCGACGCGATAGTCGCCCACCGGCAGCGGCTGGAAGTCGTCCGCAAGCGGCACGCTGTTGGCGTCGAAAGTCTGCCCAAGTTGAGCCATTGTCTTTCCATTCCTTTCAGCAATCCAGATGTCGATGGCCCGCAGGCGATCCTCGTGAACATCTGGACATAGGTTGAAACGCTCAAACACTTCGTCATAGCCGCTCATGCGGCTTTCACCTTGCCTTCCTTCTTGATCTCGACCGGCTTTTCCTCGGCCACCGGCTCGGCATCCTCGACGTGGGCCGCGTCCTGACCGCCTTGCGCCTTTTCGAGGCGTGCGGCGAACGTCGACCAATCAAGGGGGCAGTCGGTGCCGATGCGCCAGCGCGACTTGGCTTGGAACGCAGGACGGCTCTCAAGGAACATTGTGCGCGTGCCGTTGCCGGTACCCTTGGCGATCTTGCGATTGAAGCCGACGTCCTGCTGCTTGACGGCCACGCGGAAATTGACGAACGCAAGAACGTCAGCCCACTCCGACAAAGTGCTTGCGGCACTCGCGTGCATGTCCGGTTGCCAACGATCGTATGATTCGGTCGTCGGGTCGTCGAACTTTTTGATGGCAGCGTGGCCGATCAAAATGACGCCCATGTTGCGCTCGTTCCGCAGGATGTCGAGGCCTTCAAGCAACATCGACCAACGCGACAACGCCGCGACGAAGCCTTTGCTATAGCCGATCTCAGAAATATTCGCGACCTTGGCTTCTTGGCTGACGTCTTTAAAGATGAGCTGTTCGCACCAATCAACCGAATCTAGCACGACGGTCTGGAACGTGTGTTCCTCTTCTGCGAGCGCGCCGATCGCATCCATGACGTCGGCAAACGAACGTGCAAGCGGAAAGGCCTGCACATCGAGCGCGTCCAAGCCGTCTTCGGTCTGAATGAAAACGGGATTGGGTGCGGCGGCAGCAAACGTGCTTTTGCCGGTCCCATCTGCGCCGTAAGCAAAAATGCGCGGCGGTCGCTTGACCGCCGTGCGCCGCAGTGATGCAAGATTGATTGCCATCTTTGGTTATTCCTCCGTTTTCACGACGACGACAGCCGTCTTCGCGGGTTTCGTCACCAAATATTTGGCGACGATCTTGTAGAGATCGGGCTGCTCGGTCTGAAGAAATTTCAGACCAGCGACGTCCAACTCGACCTTGTTCTTGGTCGGCTGGAGATTGCCGGGGAGCTTCTTGCAGGCTTCAAGGAAATCGCCGAAGTCGGTCGCCTTGCGATCCAACTTGGCGGTGATGGTCACGCGATACGGACCCTCGTTGTAGGTGGTGCTGCCTTCGGTTTTGTCGAAGGAAACCGCATCAATGAACTCCTGCTCGAGTTCGACGCGGGCGGCGTTGGCTTTCGCCTCTGCCGATTTTGCTGCCATCAATTCGGCGGCAATATCTTGCGGCGTGCGATTGCGCGCTGCGGTCTTGCTGATGCTCTTTCCCATTTCATTCTCCATTGGGCCTTGGCCCTGCTGCTTCAACGGTCTGTTTATAGCCCTGCCTCAAAACCCTTGTCAACAATTTATTTTGGGGCTATACAGGCAGCATGAAACTCAAGACATACCTTGCAAAAGCGCACATAAATCAGGCCGATTTTGCGCGCCTCATTAATGCGTCCCGCGCGTCCGTCACGCGCTGGGTGCTGGGAAACCGTCGCCCCGAGATCGCGCAGATGCGCGAGATCGAGCGCGTCACAAAGGGCCAAGTGCGGGTCAAAGATTTTTACGACACCGAGTGCGACACGCAAGATTGGCGCTGCCGCGTTCGTGCGTGGGCGCGCATCAATGGCGTCGAGCTTCGCGCCATTGCAGCCACGATCGGCGTCACGCAGACACAGTTCGCACGCATCATGTCGGGTGCCGTCGAGCCTTCGCTCGACATCGCGCGCCTGCTCATCAATGCGACCGACAAGAAAATCAAATTGGAGGCGTTCCTTGGAACCGATCACAATATCGTTGATGTTAAAGCCGCAGGGCAAGGGTCGGCCTCGGTTCACGCGAAGCGGTCACGCGTACACGCCGGATAAGACGCGCAGCTACACGCAAGAGATACAGTACGCCGCACGCAAGGCGATGGCGGGACGCGAGCCTTTTACGGGGCGCGTGCAATTCATCCTGCAGGCGTATTTTGCGCCGCCAGCCTCGTGGAGCAAAACAAAACGCGAGGCTGCAATCGGCTCGCCGTGTCTGACCAAACCGGACGCGGACAATCTTGCAAAGGTTTGGGCAGATTCTTTGAACGGCATCGTGTACGTCGATGATGTCCAAATTTATTGGATGCTGGTCGAGAAGCACTATGCCCACAATGATTGCGTCGTCGTTACGGTGACGGCAACGTGAGATACGGCAGCGTGTGCAGCGGCATCGAGGCCGCATCCGTCGCGTGGCATCCGCTTGGCTGGGAGCCTGCGTTTTTCAGCGAGATCGAGGCGTTCCCGCGCGCGGTTTTGAAACATCGTTTTCCAGAGGTGCCGATCCATGGCGACTTCACCACGATCAAAGGCGACGAATATGGGCCAATCGACCTTCTTGTTGGAGGAACCCCCTGCCAATCTTTCTCGGTCGCAGGGCTTAGAGGCGGCTTGGCCGACGACCGTGGCAACTTGGCCCTCGAGTTTCTTAGACTTGCTCAACGAACGCGCGCCCGATGGCTGGTTTGGGAGAACGTACCCGGCGTCTTGTCATCAAACTGCGGACGGGACTTTGGTTCCATACTCGGGGGCATGGTCGAACTCGGGTATGGCATCGCCTACCGAGTGCTTGACGCTCAGTTCTTTGGAGTACCCCAGCGACGGCGTCGCGTGTTCGTTGTCGGACATCTTGGAAGCTGGCAGCGTGCCGCAGCGGTTCTATTTGAGCGCCACAGCCTGTCGGGGCATCCTGCGCCGCGCCGACAAGCGGGGCAAAAGCCTGCCCCCACAATTGGCGCTGGCCCTACAAGCGGCGGCAGAACATACGGCACATGCGCCGATAGCGCCGACAGCCTGATCGTCGGGGCCGTGTCGTCCAAATGGTCCAAGGGTACAGGCGGGCCGGGCGGCGACGAGTGCCAGAACCTAGTGGCCTTCACATGCAAGGATCACGGTGCCGACGCTGGCGATACGGCACCGACGCTGCGTGCGATGGGTCACAGCGCGAGCCATGCCAATGCCGACGGTCAGGTGGCTGTGGCGGTTGATGTTTACAATCACGCCATCAGCGGCGAGGTCGCTGCGACACTGAACGCCGAAAGCGGTGCGCCAAACCACAGCGGCCCAAAAGTTATGCAATCGACCGCCGTGCGCCGCCTTACACCCAGAGAGTGTGAAAGATTGCAGGGATTTCCCGACGATTGGACGCTGGTGCCGTACCGGAACAAGCCCGCAGCAGACGGGTCGCGATACAAGGCGATCGGCAACAGCATGGCCGTGCCGTGCATGCGCTGGATAGGGCAGAGGATTGCAATGGTGGACAAGCTATGACCTCACCCTACAACCGCGTCGCCCCGCGTCTTATCGACCTCGGGTACTCGGCGATCCCCATTGTCCCCGGCGAAAAACGCCCCGGTGCGTTCATGCGCGGCGAGTGGCGCGGCATGAAGGAGTGGGAACGCTACTGCGACCGCCTGCCGACCACGTTTGAGGTCAATAATTGGGAGAAGTGGCCCGATGCGGGCGTGTGCGTGGCCTTGGGCCGCGCATCGAACCTGATCGCGATCGACTTCGATTACGGGCCAGACGATCTTCGCCGTCAGCTCGAGGCCTTGCTGCCGCCGTCGCCGGTCAAGAAGAAGGGCGCCAAGGGCTACACGGCCTTCTATCGCGGTTCCGACATCACGGCGCGTAAGTGGCGCGTGGGCGGCCAGAGCGTGATGGAGATCCTCGGCCATGGGCGGCAGACGGTCTTGCCGCCGACGATCCATCCCGACGGCATGCCGTATGCGTGGCTGACACCGGACACGCTTGAGAACACATCCGCGCGCGAGCTGCCGGAGTTGCCCGACGATCTGATCGAGCGCGTCGAGCGTGTCATCGCACCTTGGCAGTCGGACGACGACAAGGCACCGACCGTCAAGCGCAGTGTCGTCCTTGGCGAGAACGACAGCTATTGGCGCGAGATCAACGACCGCGCGATGGCCGACTTCAGCACATGGGTACCGGAGCTGTTTCCAATGGCGAAGGCGCGCGGCGACGGCTCGTACCGCGTCACAGCGCACTGGCGCAATTGCGAAAACCCCAACGTGTCGATCCATCCCGACGGCATTACCGATTGGGGCGAGGGGCGATCCTTTACGCCGCTCGATCTCGTGATGGCGGCGGCGGGCGGCGACTTCGATGCGGCGACCAATTGGCTCAAAGAGCGTGTCGGCATGCCGAACATCACGCCGATCGTCCTGCAAATGAAGCCGAAATCGCAGACGCAAGAGGAGCCGGAGCCAGAAACAGCGCCGCGCGCAGAACCTGTGGCCCCCGGCTTCTTCGACGTCGGCGGCATCATGCAGCATTTGTTCGATGCTATTATCGCGTCGGCACGCCGACCGCAGCCGATTTTGGCCGTGGGTGCCTGCATCGCGGCCATGGGCGTATTGATGGGTCGCAAATATCGCACGACGAGCAATCTGCGTTCCAACGTCTATGTCGTCAGCATCGCGGATTCGGGGGCAGGCAAGAACGTCGCGCGCGAGGTCATCAATCGCGCGTTCTTGGATGCGGGCCTTGAGGAATATCTTGGCGGTCACAAGATCGCCTCGGGGGCGGGCCTGATCAGCGCCGTCGCGCGGCATCCGGCGATTTTGTTCCAGCAGGATGAGTTCGGGCAATTTATGAGCGCGATTGCCGACCGCAAGCGCAGCCCGCGCCACTTGACTGAGGTCATCGATAACCTCACAGACTTCTACACCGCCGCGAACGGTGTGTGGTTAGGCACGGAGTACGGCGACCAGAAGGAGCGCCCCCGCAAGTCCATCATCCAGCCGCACGCATGCATTCACGGCACGACCACGCCGGGGCAGTTTTGGAGCGCACTCCAGAGCGGCAACGCGCACGATGGTTCGATTGCACGCTTTCTGATTTTCCAGACGGAAGAATCCTACCCAGACCCGAAGAAGATCGACGGCGAGATCGATCTGTCGGATGATTTGATCGATGGCCTGCGCGCGGTCGCGTGGCCGCTTGGGTCAACCGGCAACTTGTCGCAGTTTATGGCGGGCGGCGACGTTGCACCCAAAGAGCTTATGACCGTGCCATTGGAGCCGGATGCCGAGGCGCGTCTGGACGCGATCAGTAACGAGATCAACAGCCAGCAGCGGCAGCTTGCCGGGACGGCCTACACGGCGATCCTCGCGCGGCAGTGGGAGTACACGAGCCGCCTCGCAATGATCCGCGCCGTCAGCCGAGATCCGCAGAAGCCGGTCATCACGCTCGCGGATGTACGATGGGCGGAGATCGTCGTGCAGCGCAGCGTCAATTTGCTGATCGACGGCATCGACAAGCATGTGGCCGACAATGCCGCCGAGTCTCAGGTCAAGCGCACGCTGCAAGTGATCCGCGCTGCCGGTGCGGGCGGCATTACGCGGTCGGCCCTCATCCGCGCCACGCATTTCCTTGGGCGCGATCGCGATCAGGTGCTGAAGTCGCTGGTCGAGGCGGAGAGCATCACGAGCGAGATCCGCCCCACCTCGACCAAGCCGACGACGGTCTACAAAGCTAAGTGATGACGACCGGCAGATTGCGCGCCACGCGGCGCACGGTCGCATTGCGGCTTGCGGCCAGCGCCGTGGCATTGGCGCGGATTTGCGCGATGTCATCCTTGGTCAGGTAGACCGCGAGCCGTTTGGCGTCTCTGATATAGAGCGCCGTCGTCCAGTAGATCAGGGCCTCTTCGGTGAGGGTCATGGCGGTTACGCAATTTCACGCTTAAACAGATCGTCTTGCGCGTCTTGGGCTTGCAAGTAGCGCGTCGCCTGTTTCCAGTAGCTTTCCTTCAGCTCGGTGCCGATAAACTTGCGGCCAAGCTTTAGCGACATAACGCCCTCGCTACCGATGCCGGTAAACGGGGAAAGCACAATATCGCCCGCGTTACTCCACATAATCAGCGCGCGTTCGATAACGTCCAATTGGAGCGGGCAAAGATGGCGCTCGTCGTTTTGTTCGCGTGCCAGCTTGACGTTAAGCACGTTCGATTGATTGATGCTCATCCATACCGGCGACGCCCATTCCTGCCATTGGTCAAGCGGGAAATTCTCCGGCGTGTGAACGATGGGCGATGCGTTCTCTCCAGACTTGATAAATGTAATCAGATAGTCAGGCATACCGCCGCGCGACTTGCTGCTATCCTTCATAAGTTGCTTGTAAAGTAACCCGACATGCTTCGTGCGCGTCATTTCGACAACGGGGCATTTCCAGATCGTGCGACGCGAGTGCATGATCCATCCGGCATCTTGATGGATACGGATAATGTCGCCCGAAAAATCTTTAATGCCAACGGCACCATCGCGCCATTTCGTCATGGGTAAGTCGCTGCAATGCACGGCGGTCAATCGTCCCGGCTTGGTAACTCGGAATTTCTCGCGCACAAGCCACGCGTAGTGTTTAGCAAATTCTTCGTCCGTCGAATTGCCCATGTCGGCGGCACTTTCCGAGTACACGAAAAGCGAGCCAAACGGCGGCGAGTAGACGCTAAAATCTATCGACGCATCCGGCAATTGACCAACAATATCGACGCAATCTCCGTTATAGACGGCAAAGTTATTGCCATGCGATTCGTTCAAGCAACGGATGTGAGCCATTTTGGAAGCCTTCCTTTGTGTTTTGGTTCGTATTCGACGCGCGCAACACGCGACGCATCCTTTGCACGGGCCATCGCGGCCCGCATTGCAATCTTCATCTTGGCGTGATCGGCGGTCTTGCGTTCAACGATGCGCCCGATCTCGGCTTCGCCTTCTGCGACTGCGATATGCACTTGCACCTGCCGCGTCTGCCCAAAACGCTGGCAACGGCGCACGGCCTGATAGAAGGTTTCGTAGCTATAAGACCGCCCCACAAACGCCATGCGCGCACAGTGCGACCAGTCCAGACCAAACCCGCACATTTGCGGCTTGGCGATCAAGTGCTTTGATTGATTTGTTGCAAAAGCTTCTAACCGTTCTTCCTTTTGCTCGGTCGTGTGCGAGCCGCGCACCTCGATCGCGCTCGGGATTGCCGCCTTTAGCGCGTCGGCCTCGTAGTCTGTATCGCACCAGATAAGCCAAGCCTCGCCAGCCTCGCGCGCGACGACGCCCGCAATCGCATCCGCGCGCGCGGCGCTCGTTTGCCGTTTGACCGCGTGCATATTAGTTGCCGACATACTTACGTCGGCAAACAGGCCTTCGCCGCCCTTTATATGCGTTTCCGCCGAACGATGCCGGAAGATTGCAAGCTCGGGCAAAATAAAGCCCGTATCGTCGCCCCCGAGATCCGATGGCAGTTCGGCACAACGCGCCCACGATGCCAGCCAATCCCAAAAGTCCGATTCCGCATGGCCCTTCAATCGCCACTCTTGGCTTGCGGTGCTGGTATCGTTCATAAACCAGCGGGACAGCATTTCATTCGCCTGCATAATCTCTAGGAATTCGGCGTAGTTTCCGAGTTCCATATGATCGTTAGGCGCAGGCGTTGCGGTTGCGGCAAGCTTGAACCTATGCCCGCGAAACGCATTGATAAGTGCGCGCGTCGTCTTGCCGGTAAAGCTTTTGAGGATCGAAGCTTCGTCTAGCGACACGGCGCCAAACCATGATGGGTCAATCCTATCAAGCCGGTCATAGTTCACGATATTGATGCCCTCGCCCGCTTCGCTTTGGTCGCGAATGACGCGGGCCTCGTATCCCCACCGTTCGGCGCGGCGCTTCGTTTGACCGGCGACGGCAAGCGGCGTCAAAAGCAGCGTGCGCCCGTTTGTTGTCTCGCCAGCGTGCCGCAGAAATTCAAGCTGGCACTCGGTCTTGCCTAAGCCAGTATCGAGGAACAAGCCCGCCCCGCCTGCCTGCAAAGCGTGCGCGACGCTATGCGCCTGATAGTTGAACAGGTGCGCCGCAAGTTCGGGGACTTGCTTTAGCCCACGCATCGAAGCGCGCACGGCCTTTGATGCCAAAAACGCCTGATAGGAAGTCCCCCCGTGCGGTTCGATTCGCACGACGCCACCCTTGGCACCTTGCACCGCACGGGGGGCAGCGGCCACGTCAAGCGTGGGCTTCGCTGGTTCTTTTTTGATCTTTGTCATTTTGCCTCGCAGTTTTTTTGTCTGTCCAAAATCATCGCCGCACAGCGGGCGTACCCCGCAATGTCGATCAGGCTATCGATATGGTCCGGCGACGTCACCAGCCGCGCCATCTTCACGGCGATCATCTCGAGTGCGTGCCGGATAAGCGGATTTTGGCAGTCGGCCACGCCCGCCTTGATCTGGGCGATGCGCGCAAAGTGATCGGCAGGGTGACCGTAGACGTCGCCCCGGCGTTGGGTGATGTCAGCAATGGCGCGGTCGAACTCTGTAAGGGGGCTGGTCACTTCTTCACCTTCTTTTTCCGCTTCCGCACCAGCCGCACCGCGTGCGTCGTGTGCTTGCCGTGATGCGTGCCAACGGCACCGTCGCGATGCTTGAACCCCGGCGGCGGCTTGGCCCCGTGCGGCACGCGTACGACGACCAACACATCGCCGGGGCGCATCTTGTTGATCACGATTCGAGCTGCTCCATGAGGTCTGCGATCGCTTCCGCCTCGGTCGGGCCGCACCCGATGGCGCGCGCCTTGGGACCGGCGTCGTCGGCCCCGTCGTAGGTGCTTTCGTCCCACGCGGTCCACTCCCATGAGGGCAGCAGGGCGCGCGGGTCGTATTCGGTTTTGATTTTCATCTACGCCTCCTCGTGATTTTCGCGAATATAGACCACGATGTCATCGTGGATATCGACGTCGATGATGGGCAACAGGTCGGTGTAGCCGACCATCACCTTCAGCAGCTCGATCTCGGGGCCGTCGCCGGGGTCGTCGTAGGTCGCGCGGATCGCTGGCCGATAGGTGTAGACGGCGGTCGCGTCGATGTCTTGGTGCGTGTCCTCGCCGCGTCCGATGTGCAGGCTCACGGGCATGTCGTGGTAGAACATGTCGATCTCCTCAGATCAGGTACAGGGCGGCGTAAGCCAGCAGCACCAATGCCAGCAGGCCAGCGAGGCCCAGCAGGAAGCCAATTGCTTCAGCAAAAATGCGGAGCATGTTAGCGGCCCTCCGCTTTGCAGATCGCGGCCAAATGCGCCAATGCGGCGCGGCTCTTGTCGCTTGCGCTATACGCGGCGATTTTGGCAAACGTGCCAGCACCCATCTCGCGATCAAGGCGTGCCGCCGCTTGAGCCTTGCCGCGTTTGACCGCCGCGCGAATTTCCTGAACCGTCATTTTCATTCTCCTTGGTGGGTGAATCTCAATCTCAAAAAGACCCTATCAGGGTTATGCAATCGGCGTCAACAGATTATTTGGGTAATATTATTGCTTTGTTTGATAGCATGAAAACGGGGGCTTTCGCCCCCGCCTTCCCTTGCCTTGCCTTGCATGGCCGTGTACCGCCTAGCCTCGCCTCGCCGGGCTTCTCCAAGCCTAGCCGCGCCGTGCGCCGCACCGCCGTGCGCAGCAGCGCCAAGCCTTGCCTCGCCAGGCCGTGCCCAGTTATTCCGCCGCCTGCTGGAGATGCGTCGTCGCCGACTGCACTTCCCACTGCACGACGGAGTATTTGCCGTATGGCCCCTTCTTGGCCGGTCGAAAGTCGCCCAAGCCGACGCGCTTGCCAGCGTCGTCTACGATCTGCCGCAGCAGCTTCACGCCCACGATCGTATCGTCGAGCATCAGCGTAAACGTGAGCGCCCAATCGTCGAACATGGGCCGGTGCGCCAGAATCCGGCCCTTCGTTGCCGGGATTACGACCGCCCGCGTATTGACGCGCCACGGTTGCTTGTATTCGAGAGGGATCTCAGCCGCATCGATGTCCAAGCACGAAAACAGCATGGACTTCGATGACGTCGTCACTTGCGATTTGCCGACCTTGTGGAACGTGCCGCCGTCGATCAGCGACCGCAAAAGGTTTGGCTGCGGGATCATTGGCTTTCCCGTCCGCAAGCTAAGATAAAGTTTCTTTTCAGCCTGCTCTTGCGGCGTGCCGCGCTCCTGCGCCGCACTCGAGTTGCGCGTTCCGCCCGACGCTGCAAACGCCGCCTCGTCAAAAAACTTGTTGCAGATCAGCGGTGTGATGCCTTCGATTCTCACATTGATGAACATTGTTTTGCCTCGCTCTTTTTGTGGTCCCTGCCTCACCGTCACCTGACGCGGAACCGACCGCCAGATGAATGCTTTGCCTTGCCTCGCCGGGCCAAGCCGCGCATCGCGGCGCCCTGCCGCGCATGCCCCTGCCGAGCCGAGCCTGACATTGGCTTGCTCAAACGGCGTCACAGACACCGTTTGACCAAACCAAATAGTTCCTTGCCTTGCCTTGCCTTGCCGTGCTGTGCCGCGCAATGCCCAGCTAGGCCACGCTTTGCCCTGCCAATTTATCCTTTCACACTTGCCAATGCGGCGCGATCCGCCGCGTCAAGATCCTGCTGTTCGAGCCACGCGATGTCGGCGTCGATCTCGGCCTGCGGACGGGGCAGGAGCGCGCCGCCCAGCAGCCTCACCAGCCTGCCGACGAGGTCTTTCCACGATGCCATGCCAGCGATTGGCATCAGGGCCACAAGCTGCACGCGGGCGTCGATGGCAGGCTCCCACGGCACTGCCACGCGAATACGCGCCCTGTCGCCCGCGATCGATATCTCAAACTCGATCTGCTTGCCTGCCTCGTCGCGGTGCAGGGCCTCAATGCGGCCCGCAACCGGGCTGGGCGCGTCCGTGGCGAGCGTCTTGGGCGGTCGGCCCACAGGGCGAGGGGCAGGCTTCTCCGGCCTCTCAGGGGCCAGCAGAACGTGGCTGAGATTGTTCTGGCGTATCCAATTGAGAATCGCCGTCTCGATCAGCCGTTCGGGGGGCAGGCCGATGCCAACCGCGTAGGCGACCGCGCGCTCGGCGGGGCCGCTCAAGGTCAAAGTGATCTCGGTCATAATTGATCTCCACGGTGGTGCAGGGTTTGGGCATCGAACGCACGAGATTGGTCAGCGACACCATTTTCTTGGTGATCTTTCTGCTGCAATTAGATGCGTGATTTATTGCGTTTCTTTGTGCCTCATCGTACGACGCGAGGTCGGCGTTTGGATCGCAAAGGGCAATCTGCCGATTGTTTTTGGCGGCAAGCAGCATGGCGTTCGCTTCGTTGCGCTCGACGGCGGCATTAAACACACCGACGAGCGCCCGGTGCAGGGCGAGCGTTTCGACGGGTCGCCCGACAATTATGATGCCGGTTTGATCACACATTTTTTGAAGCGTCTCGACGGCCTTACGGTGATTAGGCACTGGCTTTGCCCTCCAAAGTAAGAGTGACCTCGTAAACAACCGCGCGCTCGGCGGGGCCGGTTAGGGTGACGGTGATGTCGGTCATTTGCGCCCTTTTGCCCGTTCCTCGCGGATCAGCAGAATGCGAAGCTGTACCGCGTCGCGGATAAAACGGCTGCGGTTCTCACCGGCAGCGTCAGCTTCCTGCATCAAATCGCAGTGCAGTGAGTAGGGGATATTGAAATTGATCAGTAGCGACGGGTCGTCGTGAGGGCGCGGGGGCATTGTTTGTGATCCTCATATTGTGTGTGGATTATCCATATCAATGTATATTGTTTCCCTGTCAAGCGCCGCAATTGAACTTTGACGGCGGGGGGATAATTCACGATCCCAAATATATTTGGCCGAACTTTTTAGGCGATGATCGCAATCAAATGCTGCCCCGCTTAAAACGAACGCGGGTCTGAACGATATAATACTAAAGTTATTTGCCCAGAGACACCTAGCCTTAAACTAATTAATTTCGACCTCCCCGGTGGGGGGTGTTTTCGAGTTTCCCTCTACCTCTCTCTTTCTTAGTATTATTCATATTATTATTAATTAATATAAAAAAGACAACAATTTCAATGGGTTAGCGGTCATTCTTGATTTGAACTATTAATGCATTATCTTGTATTATTTAGTATTATTCAGTATTTCAATGACTTAGCTATTGATCGCAAAATGATGCGTACAAACCGCATCACGGCGCTTGCTTTTCCACAGCGTAATCATCAACAAAGGCTTGACATGCTCGGAAGAGGGGATGCCGCCTTGGATGACGTTGCGAATGCTTCGCAAAGTGCAGTAAAAGTGCGGCGCGGCGGCTCTCGAAAGGGCAAGCCGAACCGCGCGTCGGCGGCTCGCGAGCGCGAGATGGCCGCATCCGGCATGACCGCAATCGAGTTCTTGACCAGCGTGATGCGCGACGAAAACCGCGAGATCGAGATTCGCATCGATGCCGCCAAGGGCGTTGCGCCCTACATCCACCCGAAGCTCGCGCAGACGCAGATCACGGCTGACGTCAGCGTCAAACACGAGATCAAACAAGAACTGCTTGAGAAGATCGTCGGTATCATCGCCAAGGCGAAGTACTGATGCTTCAGGATCTCGCCACGCTGGAGCCGGACGCCATCCGCAGCGAGCTGGCGAATTACGATGTGCCGGATCTCGCGGCGATCGCAGCGCGCTTGGCTTGGCTTGAGAAGTCTCGACCGGCGCAGCGCGAGCCGCTCGGCAATTACAATATCTGGCTCATGCAAGCGGGTCGCGGCTTCGGGAAAACGAGACCGGGCGCTGAGGAGACGTGGTGGTATGCTTACAGCAATCCTGAAACGCGCACGCATGTCATTGCTCCTACTCATGGTGATTTGCGCGGCGTATGCATCGAGGGTGAGAGCGGATTGCTTGCGTGCATCCCGCACGAGATTCTTCTGGACTATAACTCGTCGCTATCTGAGATCAGGATAAAGTCGCGCAACGGCAAGGCATCGCTGATCAAGGGCTTCAGCGCCACCGAGCCTGATCGTCTGCGCGGCCCGCAGGCGCATCGCATTTGGGGCGACGAGATCGCGGCGTGGCAGTACGGCGTCGAGACGTTCGACATGGCGATGCTCGGCCTGCGCCTCGGCCAGCATCCGCGTGCGATGTTCACGACGACGCCGAAGCCGGTCGAGCTGGTTCGCAATCTCACCAAGCGTGCAGACGTTGTAATTACACGCGGCACCACTTACGATAATCGCGCCAATCTTGCGCCCTCGTTCTTCGATCAGATCAAGTCGCTTGAGGGAACCCGTCTGGGTCGCCAAGAGCTGGACGGTGAGCTGATCGATCCCGAAGAGTCCGGCATCATCCGCCGATCGTGGATCAAGATGTGGCCTGCATCGAAGGCGTTGCCCAAGTTCGAGCATGTGCTGCTCTCGCTCGACACGGCGTTCACCGAGCGCACGCTCGACAACAAGACCAACGACCCCGACTACACCGGCTGCTCATGCTGGGGCGTTTGGAATAATCCCGAAACCAAACGATTGGAGGTGATCCTTCTCGATGCGTGGCAAGACCGCTTGGGCCTGCCCGATCTCGTCTCCAAGGTCAAGGAAGAGATGCAGTTCCGCTACGGCGAAGTTGACAAGCCGATGATCGCACCCCTGATCGGCTCGCAGCTCCCCGAGCTTGGCGGTCGGCGCGTGGATACGATCGTGATCGAGGACATCGGTGCTGGCAAGTCGCTGCGGCAGTATCTCGCACAGGCTGGCGTGCCTGCCTACGCCTATAACCCCGGCAAGGCCGACAAGCTGGCGCGCTTGCACCTTGCGTCGCCCTTTTTCAAACAGGGCCAAGTGTGGATGCCTGAGAGCGACAAGCGCCCCGGCCAGCTACGCTCGTGGTGCGAGGATCTCGTCTCGCAGCTTTGCGCGTTCCCCAACGTCAAGCACGATGACCTGATGGACACCGCCACGCAGGCGCTGCGCGTGCTGTCCGACATGAACCTGTTGCGCTCCACCAAGCCCGTCGAGCGGTTCGTCGATGAGCTGCCCGAAACCAAGCGCCGCCTGCGCTACGCCGGAGGGCCGGTCTATGGGTAAGTCGCTCATTGAAGCCATTGAGGCGTTGCTCAAGACGGGTGCCAAGCGTGCGCCGAAGGCTGCGCCCGACGCCGCCGAGGCTGCGCGTGTGGCGCGCGGCAAGGAGATGTTCCCGGTCGAGGCATACCATGGCAGGGCGTCTGACTATGATGCCGTTTCGATGGATAAGGTCGGATCAGCTTCTGGCAAGTCGCCAATAAACGGCAACGGTTTTTATGCGTCAACCGATCCAAGCGTTGCGTCTGGGTATGCAGAACAAATGGGCGGCAATGTCATGCCGCTTAGGATCAATCCCGGCAACAGCGTTCGCGCCAATCAGCAATATGATTGGACGCCAGAACTTCGATCTGCGGCTGGTCCGTCTGCCGATTGGGTCGAGAAATGGTACGTCAAAGACGGTAAAATTTTAGGCGAAAAATTAGCGTTTATTATTGGCGGTAGCGATCAGGGTGCGGCCAAAATGAAAGCGGCTGGCTTTGATTCATACTTTCCTGATGAGAAAACGATTGTATCTTTTGATCCCAAAAACATCCGCTCCCGCTTTGCACAGTTCGACCCTGCCAAGCGCGACAGCAGTGATCTGCTGGCAGGCATCGGCGCAGGCGCGCTCGCATTGCCCGCCCTCAACGAGGCAGTGGACGAGAGCAAGTTTGCGGATGGGGGCGTTCCGCATTTCGGCGATGGTGGCATTTTAAAACGCGGCATGAAGGCCATTGCGAGGGCTACACCAAAGCCCGCAGTAAAGGCTACTGAATTGCCGATGGCTGACGAGGCGCTTGTAAAATCAGCCATTGAAAAATTTGGTCTTACACGAAACCCAGCAGAGGCTGGGTACATCATGCCAAAAGGGCAAATGCTTGATTTGAGCGGCAAGGCAGATACCGGAGACTATCAACGCATTGGCGATTTCCATGTGCCTAATCGCGGCATGCGAGATTACATGGGCGGCAAGCGATACACCGACCATCGTGAAATACAAGATATTCCCGGCATTGATGCTGGCGGAACAGATGCCATGTACGATTTTATGACGCGCGCACGGTCAGCGCGATTTATGCCAATGGATACAGGTGTTGGGTTTGAAATGACCGTGATGCCGGACGAGCAACAGCTTTTGCGCGCTCTTGAGGGCCACCGTCGCCTCACCGCACGCACGCCCGATCGTGATTTGCCAAGGTTTGAAATAACCGATCCAAAAAAACAAGCCACGGTGGACAGCCTCAGTTACGAAGGCAGCGAAATTGAGCCGCTAATGAAATGGTTTCGCGAACGTGTCGGCGGCATGGCCTCCGGTGGCCTCGCGGGCTACGACGACGGCGGCAGCGTGGACTACGAGATGGAGGCCGAGCGGCAGCGTCGGCGCGCTCTGGCGGGGCGCGGGCGCATGCCGGATCTTGTGGAGCAGACGCGCATCCGCGACATGAACCGCGCGATGCCGTCCTACTCGATGGGCGACGCCGCGCGCACCATGGGCGAGATCGCACGCGACCTCCCCGGCATGGCGGCACGCGGCATCGGGCAGCACTACCGCGATCAGGCCATTGGCCTCATGACCGACCCGCTTGCCACGGTTGGCCGCAACGTGCGCGACACGACCGAGATGGCGCTGCCGGTGTCGTCGCTCTACAAGATGGCCGACGTCGCCACGGGTGCCGAGGGTGCCGAAGCGCCCGACTACATGGATGTCGGCATGGACGTCGCAAACGTCTTGGGCTTCAAGGGCGGTCGCGACCTCGCACGGCGCGCCGCGCGCCCCGCGCTGGGTCTGGCTGCGGCTGGCATCGCCATGCAACCCGACGAGGCCGAAGCGGGGCCGATGAAAGACGCGATCAACGCGGTGCGGCGCATCAAGGCGTACCACGGCAGCCCGCATGATTTTGACCGCTTCGATATGTCAAAGATCGGCACGGGCGAGGGCGCGCAGGCCTACGGGCATGGGCTGTATTTTGCCGAGAACGAAGGCGTGGCGCGAAATTACAGAGATATGTTGACTAATGGCACTGATCGTTTTGTTGGAGGTCAGCCGTATAATTCAATGGAACCTGAACATTTGGCCGCATCTCTCAACAAAACCTACGCAAAATATGGTGGACGCGACCGCGTATTAAAAGTTCTTCAGGACGACATTGCAAACCTCAATCTAGATGAAGCAAGTCGGAAAACGTACCAACGAACGCTTGACTTGGTAAAAAGCGGATCGCCGCTTGCGAATTTTACAACGGTTCCTAAAACAGGCCGCATGTACGAGGTGAACATCAACGCGGACCCTGCGCGGTTTCTGGATTGGGATAAT